CATTCTTCTTGTCAAGCATTAGGATGTTGACCATGAATGCTGTCTCGTTTACGTCACCTATCCAGGTGTTGAAGTAGTGATTAACCATATCAACCAAGGCCTTGTCGTTTTCCATGCCTTCCAAGAACCATTTGTGCTCTCCAGTCAGTATCTTTTGTTTGAACTTGTCATCCTTCAATGTGATCTCCGGTGGCACTTCCACAACTTCCGCATTTGGGAAAGTGGTCTTGTAGTCTATGGCTTCGTAGGCGGATATTATCAATTCATCAGTGATAGGAGTGAAACATCCATCCGAGTGCCCTTCACTTGATGCAACGTGTATCTGTTTGTTGGGGAACAATCTTGAGAACCTATCTTTGATCTCATCGTGATTGTCATAGTAGTTCTGTGTGCCAACAATCATCTTGTCTCCCAATCTTGTAATGAACGAGGAGTTCATATAGTCTATGGGACTGGCAACAACTTCATTGCCCTGTTGCAGTGCCAAAGTAAAGATGTCCTTATAGAAACCAACCTTCTTATCAAACACTGCTTTGTCTTCTCTTTGGAACTGTAACCACTGTGTCCTTACGTTCTCATCTGTGTGTATTGTTTCTCGGGTGATGTTGTCTAGATTATTCTTGTCCTTGAATGTGTTCCAGGCGTGATTCACGTTGGGCAGTCCTGGGTAGTACAATTTGTCGTCTATCATTGTCATGAAATCTCTCGCAGATATGGGAGGCGCGATATAGCCTTTGTCTATCCTGAATTCCTTCAAGTCCTTGGGCATTGTTGGCCTCACAACTTCTATGCCAAATGCTTGTAGGAACTTTGCAAGTTGCTGGATGTCCTCTTCCGTCTCGATAGCAAGTTTCTCAAAACTGTTCCTCAACTTGACGTCCTTTATAAAATCAAATACTTCAGGAGGATAAGCACTGCCAACCACACAGGTCTTGAGTTTGTTCCATTGGTGTGTGACTTTAAACATCCTGCCTCTCCACATCTGTTGTAATACAATGGAAACAACCTCCTAAGGTAACGGCGTGCCTCAGAGGTAACATGGCAGATTCTATTCCGTGTTTCTCTAACTCTTGTCTTAGATTGTGCTGATGTTCTTCCAACACCACTAGTTTCTCGTTGATCGAAAGTAGATTGATGCTTAACCATGGACTTGAGTTACACAGGCCTGGGTAGTGTCCTATCTCCACTGGCTCGGGTGCCCATATGATATCCCAATTTTGTAATGACTTTGGCAACTGTTCTTTTTTCTTAATCCTGCTGGGATTGGCCAACAGCAATCCATCTCTAAGGAAAGCGATTGTGCTGTCGAGATGCATATACGAATACACGTTCTCGAGTGTGTGTACCTTTACATTGTTTCCTAAGAATCCTTGTAGGTATTTGGCACCCTTTTTGTTTCCACTGTTGCTGACCAGATAATAAATGTCATCGTTGTTCCGTAGTATGTTCGCGGCATCAAAACAGTTTTCAGTTTCGTTCAGTGCCAATACGTTTGGATCACCGATGCATTTGTCATTGTAGAGGCTGTCTTCTCTATCTATCAGAACAACTTCCTTACGCACATCAAATGGTTTGAATAAATCAATGTATGCCTGAAACTCTTCCGCCCTTGCCCTCAGTGCCATTGGTGTGAATAATACTTTGTCTCCGTGTACAAAAACTGTGTCCCTTGGACAATAGGTGTAATATTTTGGATCGTGTGCGGGATCAGGACGTAGTACCTGCACTGATTCTCCTTCGAGGAACTGTATGAACTTTGCTATGTCCTCGTTTGATTCCTCGATTACCTGTTGAGGATATAGTCCCGACGTTGGCAATTGATCATCATTTGGCTTGTCAGCATAGTTTACACAACGCAAACTGATATCGTGTGCTGGAATCTTGGCACCCGTCGCATCACCGACTATCACTGTTTTCAATTGACTGTATTCGTTCCTGCTTAACATTTCAATCCTGTAACCTGTAGAATGTATCTGTCCTCGTGTCCTAGATTTGCGGCCATGTGTTCCGTGCCTTGTCCCCAACCAAAATAGTCTCCTGCGTTTCCTATACATATCTTGTCCTCTATCCACAACTGATGTCCTGCTTTTTGGTCGTGCAAGAATACAATGATCCTTTGTATGTCCTTTTGTTCTGTATCTGAAATGTTGTTGAGCCTGATGTAGGTTTTATAATGATCTGTGTGGTAAGGCAGTATTTCTCCAGGAGCAACTTTGTTGACAGCACAAACTTTCCTATTCAGAGGCAGTGATTCTACCGCTTCGTAGAATTTAGACAGTAGTTTTTCGTCAAAACACATCGCAACACCGATCTTGTAGTTGGTAGTGTCCACCGTGGCCCCAAACCTTTCTTCGTGGTCACTATTTGTGAACCAAGTCAGATCCTTGTAATCGTTCTCGGTCCAGGTGACTGGTAGTTTTCCTTTTATCATTGTTTCCTTGCGAAGTGATCTTTAATTTGATGCAACGTGTCAATATTTAATGATTCCAAATGCTGTGTGTCAAAGAATAGATTACGGTTGTGTTCTAATATCGGCCTCGCTTGTTCATACAACTGCACGTGGTCCATTTCCTTAAGACTTTTACATAAGTTTGTTATTTTTTCGATACGCAAAATTGGATCTACTTCGTTGTCATACCCTTCGTCGAAAAGATCCCTAAAAGTTTTAAAGCCAAAGGATCTAAGATAGGTAAGATAACCGGCACCTGCGAATGCCACAAAGATATGTCCTGCTATCATTGGTTTGAAAATCTTCTCACTAAGGCAGTAGACATTGTTTCTTTCAACTGTTTCTGCTACAATGGAGAACTTGGTGTGAGAAAATTGCGGTGTAACTATCTGCCAAAGGGCAGGAGTATGATAAAAATTCTGCTTTTTCCAATCCACATCGTGGAAATCTGGATGTTCATATTCATCTGGCAAATGCTTCTCATCACCATTGCCCCTGTTGTATGTGTAGAGACTGTTTTCTAAACACTGCTCCTTCTCCAAAGTCCTACAAAGCAAATCACGATTGGTAGTGCCTCTGCCAGTGAGGAAAAGGAAATCTTTAGGCTTTGGACCTGTGTGTGTTAATTTTGGAGCACCTTTGTTCTGATCTCTTACCTCTATCCAGAAATCATTTTGATCGATGTAAGGGAAAGGGAAATCTTTGTTCTGTCCATGGGCCAAGACGCAAATATTTTGCTTGTACTGTGAAACTAATTCTTGCAGTTCAATTACCGTTTGATTATCCTTGTCGTGTAATAGATCGATCTGTTCGTGATGAAACAGGATAATCTTGAGGTCTTGTTTGAGACAGTTCTTAAGGGCATCAAGAGTGATCGCGGGATTACTGCCCATCCACAAGAAGTCTTCTAACCAAAATACCATATAGTCTTTCCTGAGGATGTCTTCCAGCCGTTCCATACCGATATTTAAGTCACAAAAAAAGGGCGATACATTTCTGCACCGCCCTTCAAATTAACTAATCAATTACGCAGAGTAGTTGATTACTTTTCTGCCTGATTTTCTTAATAATGAAATGATGTTTGATTTCATTGTTAATGCAGAGTTCTTAGGTGCAACACCTAATACTTCTACTGTAAAGTCTAAACCTTTTGATAACAACTTGTTAGTCGCTGTTTTTCTTGCAGTGTTTTTTACTGCTAGGTTTTTGAACTTGATTTTACCACCGTGTACTTCACCATTCACTTTGTATGAAGAAGCCGGCTCGGCGAATACACCAATTTGCTTCGCTCTTGATTTGAAGTTTCTAGTGTATACAACGTATTGTGTTGAGTTTGCCATGGTCTTTGTTTCCTTCTTAGTAGATGGAAAAAGTGTATTAAACATACCTGTTAGCATATTGTTCCTCTTTCCTTGTTTGTTAATAAAAAACACGTAAGAATTTCAATCTCTGTTATCCTACGCATCATACAAACAATTATATACTAGAAAGTGTATTATGTCAACCGGTACTAAAAGATCAACTTTTATGCGACTAATTGTCCTTATAATCAGGCACTTGGAATAGATCTATTCCCTCATCAAGCAGTTGATTTGTCTCTTCCTTGGTTGCTTTACCATAGAACTTCTGATCTCTTTTACCTTTTGCGGCCTTACGTGCCTCCTTGGCAAAGTTTTTACCAACATCCTGGAAGTCCTTTTTAATCTTCTTGTTCAATTTACGCAAGATAGATTCAGCACTCTCGCCCATAACCATATAATCATCAGGCTGTCCTTTTGGTTTTGAGGTCTTTACGTTTGGTGCCATAATGGCTTTATCCACCGCAGTGCTGTCACACATAGGACAATTGATCATTCCTTTGTTCTTCTGTTTTGTGTATTCTTTACTGCTTGGAAACCAACCCTCGAACTCGGCGTTGCATCGGCATCTGAGTTTGTACTTGATCATAATATTATTTACATTATACACTTGACTTTTAAATGTGTCTACTATATTATAATATTATGGCTTTACACAACACATCAGGATACACACCAGGCAAACCGAAAAAGACTTCTCAAGGCAAGAACAAGAGCAGGATCAAGATGAGCTCTATGAACAAGCACAAGAAAAGAAGTTACAAGGCATATGTCGGACAAGGCAAATAAGGACGAGATCAAACTGTTGAAGGCACAGTTAGGCAATCTGGAAGTGCAGGTGTCGGAATATCAGCAGATCGTCAAAGAACTTTCGGACAAACTAAAAAAATACGAAAAGAAATACGGATCAGTTTTCATCCGTTCATCAAATTAAAGAACACAGCATCCTTGCTTCTCCTGAACTTCAATGTTTCATAATCAACTATATGGACATTACGCATTCCACCATACTGTTTCATAATCCGTTCTTGATCCAAAGGACGTATGGTTATAACTTCACGATCGGGTAAAGTCACTTCATACCCCCAAAACATAGGCCACCAATGCAGAGGGTTCAACGAATCAAATTTTTCCTTCATAATGATGAGAAATACTAGAGGCACTATGGTGAATGGCTCTGCGTACCAAGGTATAGTGTTCATCGTTACTGCATCTATGAAGTGTACCAATCCGGTCCATACACCAATTATGGTCAACAATACACCAACAACCGGCCAGAAGTCGTCTTCTATGTCAATGTCGTGGTCATAATGAGAATACATTCTGCGTTTCTGTTGTTGACTCAGTTTCATATAAAGTATATAGTCGTTGTGATAATTAAAATTATATAATCTGTTGTAACGCTCCAAAGGAAGTTCACAACAAATCCCAAAGAAATCGATATGGAACTTGCTATATTAATGGCGGGTATTGTTTACGGCTTGATCATTGGCCTAATACCAGCCGCTGGAGCAACAACAGGTCTAATCACACTATTTGGAGTTATGCCTTACTTCGTAGGAGATCCCTACCTGGGCGTGATATTCTGTGTGGCAGTTGTCGCTTCATCAACAACCGGTGATTCATTTGCAGGTGTGCTGTTGGGCATACCGGGAGCCAATTCTGCGGCGGCAACAATGGTGGATGGTTTTCCAATGGCCAAGAACGGAGAAGCCACAAGGGCACTGAGCGCCGCGATCACATCGTCGACTTGTAATGGACTATTCTGGGGATCACTAACATTCCTTTTCTTACCTTGGTACACCAAAGTTGTGATGTATATGGGCATACCTGAACTATGGGCGTTGGTGCTGTTGGCATTTGTCACTGTTGGATTTGTATCCACTAGGAAATATGTCAGGAGTGTACTCGCAATCGTGTTGGGTGTGACCATAGGACTAGTTGGTGTGGACGTGAACAACGTGCCGAGATTCACAATGGGTTGGCGTTACCTCGAAGACGGTGTACAGATTTTACCTTACATGGCAGGACTTTTCGCAATACCTGAACTGTGGGACGGATGGTTCAACAGGAAGAAGACAACAACTATAAAAGCAGAACACGGCAGTTGGAATGATCTCAAACAAGGAGTCAAGGACACAATAAGATGTTGGAAGGACAGTGTGAGGGGAGGCTTCATTGGATCTTTCATAGGACTACTGCCTGGACTGGGAGGTGCGATGGCAGATTGGTTGGCGTACGGTGCCACTGTTGCCGCAAATCCAAAAGAGAAGTTCGGTGTTGGCAACGTAAAAGGTGTTGTGGGTGCCGAGGGGGCCAACAATGCACAGAAGGCCTCATCATTCATACCAACAGTGTTGTTTGGTATACCAGGAGCAAGTTTCGCCGCGATACTGATGGGACTATGGCTTTACATTGGAATTGATCTAGGATCTCCAGACACATTCTACGACGAAAAATTATTTGACAGTATGACATTTGCGTTCTTGCTTGGAACGATAATCACTGCTGTCTTATGTTATGGACTGGCATACTTCGCTGGTTGGGTGACACGTATTCCTTACGTTTATTATTTCCCTATCATACTTGGATTCATTGTATGGGCGAGCCTGCAATACACAGGTGGTTGGGAAGACCTAGCGGTACTATTGGCATTCTCTATATTTGGAGTGCTTTGTAAAAAATTCCAAGTCAGCAGGCCAGCACTGCTGATCGGGTACATATTGAGTGACAGGATTTACAACCTCACTTATCAACTAACATCCTTGCATACAGTAGATGATCTCATCACCAGACCGATCTTCATTGGCATAATGATTTGTGTATTTGCATTATTGTATTGGGGAATAACAAAAAGGAGTCGATTAGACTATGCTTAAGAAAACAATAATTGCCTTGTTTCTAATGACAACAACGGCGTTGGCAGATTACAACTTGATCGTGCCACAAAAACCATCTGGTGGAACTTCTGTGTGGGCACAGATAGTTGTAGCGGAATGGGAGAAACACCTAGGTGAGAAGATCAATCTTATCTACAAGCCAGGTGCGAGAGACCAACTTGGACCGAACGAGTTCCAAAACGAACTAAGGTTCGACGACAAGACAATACTTGTATCACACGGTGGTAATGGTATATCATATCTAACAGAGCCTGTTGATTACAATTATTTTGATTGGGAGTCTGTTGGACACATGAACCTAAACATTATTGTAGGTGCTAGAAATAAAGCGGATACGACAAATGGACCGATTCAGTTTCCATCAGGATCTGGTATGACTCCAGAGATCATGGCAATCGTGATGTTACTTGCAGGACCAAACAATGATCCTGTGAAAACATTTGAAGACAAGATCATTTGGGTGAAAGGTATGAAAGGCTCTGAGAGGAGACTTGCTTTCATCAGAGGTGATCTAAATGCTACAAGGGAGAACCCTGCCGCATACAAGAAACACGTGATGCCAGTGATCAAGAAAGGCGATGCCTACACTTGGTTCCATCATGGACTACTAAACGTCAAGACGGGTGGTCATGATAAAGATCCAAACTTCACTGAACCAACTTTCGAAGAACTGTTTGAAAAGATGCACGGTGTTGCACCAAGTGGTGACTTCTATGATGCATACAAACTTGTAAAGAGTTGGAGAGATGCTCTACAGAAAGCGTTCTGGGTGAACAAGGGCAATCCTAACAAGGATAAACTCGTCGCCGCACTTGACAAGATGATCAAGGATCCTGAGTCAGTTGCCGCTATCGAGAAGAAGGTTGGCAAGTACGAGTGGAGAACAGGTGAGGAAGGTGACGCCGCAGTTAGAACACTGAAGTCATTCATCACACCAGGTGCATTAAAGACACTATCTGATTTTGGAAAGAACCAGTTGGGTTACAATGCAATCTACAAGGAAGAGTTGACAAAGTAATGTACATATTGTTTACAGGGGCGCCGGGATCAAAGTGGAGTAGTGTTGTCAAGAATATCTACTGGAGTAATGACATAGATCACACAGACTATTCTGAAGAGAGAACCTACTGGCACGATGCTGACACCCCTGGCAACAAACATCTAATGCACATTGGTGCTTACTGGGATCCGGGAATGGAGTTCGTCAACAGAGATTGGGACGGACCTTTCTCGGGCACAGGTAAAAGAATTATCAAGTCACACACATTCGCACACAGACTGAATGAACTTAAAGATAAGGGCCATCCGATCGTGATGGTGTACAGGAATGATTTCGAATGTTTGGAATGGTGGAAACTGTGTGGCGAGTTCAAGATCACATATCCCAACTATCAGTGGTATGAGAACCTTGACCGTATGTGGGATCACATACAGGCAGAGAACAGAGACACGATGCAGTTCATTCACGATAACAGAGAAAGAATCTCTAGGGTGAAGGACAACGTAGAACTTTGCAATCTTTTAGAAATTAGTTTCCCTTCACACAAAGCAAAGGTACATAACTACGCAGAAAAGGGAATACAGGTCTATGTCTACAAGTAATTGGGAAGACGCAAAAGCAAGAAGCAACTATCATTTCAACAAGTGGCACAAGGACACTGATTGTGTAGAGCACTTGGGTAAGTTCACAGGTGGATGGCAGACGGAACTACAGACTGTGATCAATGATGCCAAGCCGTTGAACTGGGCGAATCGTAGGCAAGGTACAGGCAGGGAAAATGTAAATGTAGATGTTGAAGCAGAAGAGAATGATCTGAAGACAGCAGGTGCTGATCCAAAGATGACAATCTATAGGGGACTTGCAGATTTCACGAAATGCCCAACACTACAAAGGATGACAGATTACTTTGCTCTGTCAAGTGTGAGATCAAAACTACATATTCAGTTCACCGGTGAGGTATTGAATATGCACATAGACAAACTCTATGATCTTGACGCAGACCCGGAGAAGGTCATAAGAATTATGGTAATGCTACAGGACTGGGAACCAGGACAGTTCATAATGTATGGTAATGAACAGTTTGACAGATGGAGGGCCGGAGACATACACAAATTCGATTGGCCGAACATACCACACGCCACAGCAAACGCCAGCAACAAACCCAGGCCTATGTTGGTGATAACTGGTGTGATGTCGGACAAGACCAAAGAAATTTTATCGAAACAGATCAAGAAAAAGGTTTAGTCATACAACTTTTTAGTATAAACTAGTTGTATGAATAAAAAGATATTTGCACGACTCCTAACACACAGCGAAAACAACCTAGACAAAATAACACAACCTTGGATACTTGAAACATTCGGGGTAGAAGTGGATAGATGTGACACCATAGAACAATACGTGGAGGCCATTGACGATGCCTGCCTACACAAATACTTTTCCAAGTATTGGCAGAACGATATGAAGAAATGGAAATACTCGGGTGTACAACTGATAGACGAAGTCAACAGTCTCAAACCGAGAGCGGTGCTAGACGTTGGATGTGGGTACAACGAATTCAAAGGACGCATAGATAATCTCGTGGGCATTGATCCTTACAATGACAAGGCAGACCTACAGATCAGCACTCTAGAATACAAGACTGCTGAAAAGTATGACGTGATACTTTGTTTGGGATCTGTGAACTTTGGCGACAGGGAAAAGATTGTTGCTGAAGTAGGAAGATGTGTGAACCTGTTGGCAGACAATGGAACGATGTTCTTTAGGGTCAACCCTGGTGTGCAACACGATAAGCCTGAAGCAGACTGGATAGAATTCTTTGGATGGAACGTGCCTTTCATAATAGAACTGGCAGAAATGTATAATCTCAAAATACTTGACATACGTGATGATACTAACCAACGTAAGTATTTCGTTTATAGAAAGTGAAAACATTATTAATCAATGGCTGTAGTTTTGGAGAGTGTTGGACTCCCAGTGACAAATTTGTAAAAGCACTCGGATGTGACAACGTCGTAAACATTTCAAAGACTGCAACGAGTGTGCAGAGGACACTCAGATCTACAATCGAATGGATTGCACAAAACGGAAATCCTCACTATGTGATCACACCTATCACGTTTTGGAGCAGATGGGAACTGGCGATTAACAAATACGAAGACAAGATAGATGGAGCATGGTTTCCGATACAAAGACCCGAACTACTTGAATCTGAAGATAGAGAACTTCACCCTGATGTTGACAAAGGAAGGCTGTCTACAATGATTGAATCATATTACGCTTTGAGTCCAACTGTAAGAACTTTCTGGGATAAACTTTTCACGGATGTGATATCCCTGTCATCGTTTCTCGAGAGTAGGAATATCAAACACTTGATATTTGATATGTGCAATGACTTCGATATGATACACATAGAAGGATATAAGGGTTTTGAAAAGTTGAAGTTGCTTGAACAAAACAAGAGTGTGATAGACCTGTTTGGATTCTGCGGTAACAAACATATGTGGAACACGTTGGAGGACAAGCAAAAGGTTGATTTCAACATACATCACGCACCAGAACAGTACATTATTCTAGAGGATTTTCTGTTAAAATACGTAGAAAAGCAATGACCCCATAGACTTATGCTAGAATTGTGCTATAATAAAGTGTAAATACCTACAATGCAAAGACACACAAAAAGTTTATTAGAAGAATTAAGTTCAATGCCCTTGAAGAGGGACAAGGAAGAAGTGGTTGAAAGCAGGGCATCTCACATATTAGAGAGTGCCATCAGACTAATGACCTACATCAGAGAGAACTTTGACCAGGACACTGCATTTAAACTAGAGAAGAAATTTAACTCAGCACTTAAGAACATGGACGCATCTAAATTCAGCAAGGGTGTGGCTCGTATCAAAGAGAACAGAGACGTCAAAGAAAACGTGTTGAAAATCAAAGACGGCGAATACAAAGAGGACTAATCAATGTTGATAGAAGATGTCCTTACAGAATTCAAAAGGACGCACCTAGAACACATCGAGGACATTGTCATAACCGACGGGTACGAAGGCGGTAAGGCTGTAATCGAGTATTTCAGAGGTTTGTTGTTGACATTGAAAGGTACCAGTTCAGAAGCGATGAGTGTTTCTGTCAAGTGGGACGGCGCACCTGCCGTTGTGTGTGGGACAAACCCAGACAATGGTCGATTCTTTGTAGGCACAAAATCAGTGTTTGCCAAGAATGCAAAGGTAAACTACACGAAACGTGACATAGCAAACAACCACGGAACAGACGACCTAGGACAGAAGTTGTTGAAGTGTTTGGTTCATCTAAAGAAATTAAATATTCAAGGGGTAGTCCAAGGTGATCTACTTTTCACAGACGAAGACATCACACGTAAGAACGTAGACGGAAAACCTCATATCACTTTCACTCCTAACACCATAACTTATGCTGTGCCAGAAGCAGGTGATCTAGGGAAGAGGATAGATAGAGCAAAGGTTGGCATAATATTCCATACAACTTACGTTGGAGATTCTCTATCAGAAATGAACGCAAAGGGTGGAGCGGATGTAAGTGAATACACACAGAGTCCTGATGTGTTCTTTGACAATGCAACGTACAAAGATGTATCAGGCAGTGCAAAGTTCACTGATGCAGAGACTAAACAGTTCTTCAATGGAATTGAAAAACTTGAGAACCTACTGAACTCAGTGCCACGTAACCTTTCGAGTGTGCTTGGACAAAACCAGGACTTCATCCCAATGTTTCAGATGTACATCAATGCTATGGTCAGAGAAGGACAACTGCCAAACGATGCAAACAAATTTTTACTAGGCTTTAAGAAATTCTACAACGACAGAATGCAACAGCAGATGTCAGGATTGAAAGCACAGAAGGCCTTGCAACTAAGACAGGACAAGATGAAACAGATGCCAGTGTTCCTAAACAGGGCCAAGAAGCCGCTACAGGCTATGCTGACTTTCTACAGGGCAGTGCAAACAATGAAAGCATTTGTTCTAAGGAAAATGAATCAAGCACAGGCCATAGGATCATTCCAACAGACGGATGGCGGACTAGAAGTCACAGAACCGGAAGGTTTCGTTGCTGTAGACAAGTCAGGTAATGCTGTTAAGTTGGTAGATAGGTTAGGATTCTCAAGAAGAAACTTGACTGCTATCAGCAAATTCAAGAAATAGTTCTAAAGTTTTATTGATCTGTTTGCTTAACTTTTCCTCATTGAAAAAAGTATCGTAATTATGTTTCCTCAGAGATTGTGTCTGTAAGTAAATGTCTTGCCATTTCTTGTTGCCTCTCTCCACTTGACTCCCATTGTCACATTTAGATTTCAATTCCTTACATAAAGAAACTAGTTTATCAATACGTTTATCTTTGTCTTTCTCTAGATCATATGACTCGTCGAAGTAGGCACTGAAAGTTTTGAATCCCATCTCCCTCAATCTTTGCAAGTATAGATAGTTTCCATGTACAACAAAAACGTGCTGTGCAATTATAGGTTTCCATATCTTCTCCGTCATAAAAACTTCATAATCATTATCATTGGTCTCCGATACCAATGAGCAGACTGTGTCAATGTAAGGAAGTTCGTATATGTCTTGGTCCTTGCCGAACCTAGGGTAATATTCTGGATCTATTCCAGGCAGTTCGTATTTGTTGTCTAGTCGCTTGGGAACATCTTTGCCAATGAAGGTGTGGATGCTGTTTTCTAAGACACCGGCTTCTATAAGGTCATCATACAGTTTTACTCTGTGTGGTCTTGGAGCCTTGTTAAGGTACAGGAAGTCGTGTTTCTTGTGCCAGTAACTGCCATTATGATCGTGGGTGAATTTGAACTGTGTGTTCTTGTGTTTCATATACATATAATGCCAAAACCAACTAACATCACCTGTCCATTTGCAATGGTGCAAATCTATCTCAGGATATAGTTTTGTGCTATTCACGTTCTCCAGTGATTCCCATGGAGTGGCCTTGATGAATACAAAACCTTGACTGTGTAATAGGTCACATCTCTTTTTCAGTTCTTCAGCAAACTGCGGATTTTCTGACATCATCTTCATCTCTGACCTTACGTCAAGTATCGCAAACTTCCTGTCATACTTGTCCAAATCAAACAAATGCAGGTCATAATATTGACCCACAGTTTCGAATGACTGATCTTTTAGGCTATGCATCGAGATAAAACTCTCGAGATCCTGATGGAATCCAGTTTTCATTATATCTGTTAGAATAAAGTTTCGTTGCATATGCTCTATAAATACCTATATGTTAACACCTTTCTTAAAGTATGTATCTGAGGGCAGAGTCATAAGACGTTTTAGTGACTTGCAAAGATTCACGTTCCCTGAAGTCACTGAGCGTATCTATCTAAGTTTCTTGGCACTAGCATTAATGAGTCAAGATAAAACAACCAAGTCCTTTGTCGATTCATACGTAGAGCAAACAATGGCCAAAGGGACGTTCGATCAGGTAAGAATGATCAACAATGACCTTGCAAATATGCTGGCGATTGTATCCGGTGATCCAGAGATCACTAAGAAATTAAAAAATAAAAATCAGGCACAGGCCATGAGACAAAGACAACCAGTGCCGGTAATGGCTTTACGTAGATATATGCGGACGTGGGAAGATCATTTCAGAAATCTCACACAACTGGAGCGGGCTCTCAACATCAACGATGCAAACTACAGAAATGTAAGGAGAGCAGTAGCCAATTATAAAAATTTAAACAGCAAGGCGAAGTCACAAACTCTCGACAAGATCAAACAGATGTTACACAGGAAGTTACCTGGCACTGACATACACAAAAAGGTAAAGGAACTATAATGCAAGAAGAGAAAAGGAAAGTCTGTCATCGATGTGCCTGTGATCCTCACTGCAAATCTAGATGTAACAACTGTGACCAGTGCGATGTTTGTGAGTGCAATAAGTGTCTAGGGAGCGAATCATGTTGATAGAATACATCTGCGAAAAGTGTGGCTGTGAGCAACACTGTAAAAGTTCTTGCACAGAATGTAGGGATTGTCCCGACTGTTTCTGCAAAAAGTGTAATGACGCTAGAGAACAATAATTACTGGGTCCTGTACAATCACCACACCACGCCCACATTCATTGAAAATGCTAATGGCGGACAGCAGAGACAGAGGAACCGTGCATTACAGCACGTCAAACGTTGGCGTGTGTGTTTGGACATAGGTAGCAACATAGGACAGTGGACTAGACCGTTGTCAAGAATATTTGACAGTGTTGTGTGCTTCGAACCCAATCCCAACTTCAGAGAATGTTTCCAAAGAAACGTAACGTCAAACAATGTAACTCTGTGGCCCTATGGACTTTCAAGCCATGAACACAAGGCCAATCAGATTTTCAACTCCACTGTTCTTCAAAAGGGCGATGGAGATATAGAGTGTAGGACACTGGACAGTTTTGGATTAACCAACGTTGACTTCGTTAAGATTGATGTTGACGGTTTTGAACTTGAATTACTTGAGGGTGCAAGTAAAACACTCACAGAGAACAATCCTGTAATAAACATTGAAATGAAGAGAAACAAATATCAGCCTGCACATAAACAAAGTGCCACAAGGCAAAAGTTAGTAGATCAATGTGATGCTATACTAAGAAATCTTGGATATAAGTTTATAAAACGTACGAAAAGCGACGAAGTGTGGCTAAAACCATAATATTACAGCATAATTTACCAAAATAAGGTATAAATACTTTCAACTGCTGTCAGAGTGACAGCAAGGCTTTTTAACCAGAGAAATAGGAGGGTAATAAAATGCCAATAGCAAAAAACAACTTCTCTAGAAACGAAAACTACGAAGTAGGTTCAGTTGATATGACTTTCTTCACAGTTGATTTCATTAACTCAATGGCTTCTGAGACTGCAGATTTTTCAGCGTCTAACGCCGTTGCTGGTTTAGAAATGACTAGAGCAACAATCGAAGGACAAGGTGTACCTGTGTTAATGGAAGGTCCATTAGCAGACTCAAACACACAAAAAACTTACGGTACAAGAACAGACTGTTTAGATGCAATTTCGTCTACTACAACAATCGCGGCTTTACAAACAGCCATCAGAGCGTTGAACGGTAACGGAAGAGTTACAGCAACAATCAGTTCTGCAACAGTTACAGAAACTAAACTTGGTATCTTAACTGCGGCGGCTATAAGTTAATAGTTTTCACTATTACCATAAGGGTGGGTCTTTTTTTAGGCCCACTCTTTTTTTACGGCTAAATTATAACATATGAGCATCCAAACAATCCTTGAAATAATGAGACGACCCGATAACGGAATGCGAATTAAGAATCCTGTTATCATAGACATCAATGAAAAAGTAGGTTGGCTACATTTGACAGGCGGTGCGGTGCACAGCATGATTGCGTGGCTTAACGAGTTTCATCTTAACGAATTCAAAGAAATAGAGACAGACAAGATAGAGTCCTATGACAAGGACGTGTTCGCCATACTGAAAGAACCAGAACAGAGATACTGGGATGGCATCACAGAATGGAGCACCTGTTGGGGCACTCATGAATGGTGGCAACACGATGACATCATGGAATGGTTCCCACATTTCGACAGATACACCTGGCGTTACTCAGATCAGATAGATGGCGTCAAAGAAGTCAAACATCTGTTGAAATTAGATAACAACCTTAGTGATAAGATAGAAGCACTGGCAAAACAGTATGACTTCAAATGCCCATATGGCATAGAAAAAGTTCGTCCACGATACAAAAAAGACAAGGCGGTGATAGAGATACATGAAACTATAACACCCAAATTCAAATCTTTGGTCCAGGAAAGTCCAGAACTTTCTCAAAAGTTGGAAGAGTATCTGGCTCCGGATGTTTGGTACTACGCTAAGGCGAAATAATAATGTACGAATTCAGAGTCCACACACTGGTCGACATCACAGACAATGGTGTGCTTAACAAACCATTCCCTTTTAAAACAGAATCAGGTGAAGTGATACACGACAAACACACACTCGCCATTGCTAGGAATCAAAATGCAAATTTCAACACTATGCTACAACTTTTACAGATGAGAGGTAACGTGACCTGGGAGAATCCTCCTGAGAGGTTAGACTTGCAATCCCTTGGCAATCACGGATTCGGATCTTTCTACGAAGGCAAACACACCACTTGGCACTTCCAGTTCTTCACTGAACAATCTGGAGTGTATGGTGACACTATAGACCCGACCGCTTTCCTACAGGACGACTTCCACCAGGTGCCCATAGTGAGTTTCTGCAAGGAGACTGCAACCTTTCCGTTGAGCACATTCGATACACAAACACCCACAACCATAAACACGTACTTTTCATACGCTGGGCCTACTGATAAATAACAGTACATTTAGGCACAAATAGAAACTAACAAAGGCACAACTAGGCAATGACTCAGGCTCATTTACAGGCTCTATTGATGGAGGTACAGAACCTCAAGAGTGAGATTAAAAATTATATGAGTACAACAGAATTAGAGAAACAAAACCTAGAAGCACACGTGGACCTTTGCTCCGAGAGATACAAAGGCCTACACGATAGATTGAGTGCGATAGAACTTCGTCTAGGCAAAATGAACGAAGAGATGACACAAGGTCACAAGTCACAGACTAAGACAATCATAGCAACAGCGGGCACAGTAGTCGCAGGCTTACTATCAACAGTGGTAGTGATCCTGATGAAGATGCCAGGCTAAAATTTACCAATAGATGTTCATACAGATAGCACCCAAGGCCAAGGTCTACGTAACAGATGCGGACGTAGAATTCATCAGGCAACACACATCAGAATCATTCAGGGCAAAGCAACTGTCACAAGAGGACGCGGACAGAGCCAAGCGATTGGCAGACAAGGCGGTGTTCGTTAGGAAAAAACTTGACGACGATACGCAATATGCTTTAAATAGGAAGATAAGGTTTGTTGCTAATGACAGGAAAAAATAAATCAGAACTGGTAAAACAGATTGAGGCCTATGGACTCAAGAACAAATTACATGACCTCGCACGGAAGGAAGAGGCACGTAGACCGTTTCGCCACTTACCCAAACAGTTCTCCAAAGGAATCCTTATAGGTAACATAGCGATCGTCCCCAAGAAACACACAGGTACCAGGTATGTGTATGTGATAGCCGACATGATGGAAGCAAGAGTGTTACACGAAAGCATCAACCTTAAACAGACTGCAATACTTGTGGCACACTATTTGGCCGATCATAAAAGCATACCGCACAACATAATAGAACTGGACACCAAACACGCATCACAACTGTTTGACATACAGAATGCAAAACGTATGATCAGAGAAGCACAGAAAGAGAAGGATGAACTGATGGAGGACGTGTATTGGGATAGGCTAGACGTCGCAAACCGCCTAGCGGACGAATGCAAGAGCAAAATCCAGCACATCTTTAATGACACGTTCGGAGGCTAGATAATAAATAAACACAGTATGAAGAGTTTAGACCTTACAAAACCAGTAACAACTGAATCATTATTAAAAGAATTTGAATCTAGGTTCAATATGACTATGGACCTAAGCAGTCTTAACGAAGTTGAATTGCAAGACTATGCAAATCACGTGAGAACAAAGATCCACGAAATCACACAAAACACACACTTCGGACAAGAACTTAAAGACGACAAGTATCAGAAGAACCAAATGATGCTTGATATTATAAACCAGGCAATACAAGAAAGAAAACTTGCTGAATATGGTGGCAACATGGGTGATCCAGAAGCCAAAGCAGGGTCAACAGCAATCAGTGCCAAAGACAAGTTAGACAAAGGACAAACTTTATCGCAAGACGAAAAAAAAGTTGTAAGCAAAATGCTAACAAAAGAAGGCGTAGAAGAACAATCAGAATTAATTTTAGCGGCCAAGGACATGATGGACAAGGTAACAGGTTACTTGGAAGATCTAGCATCAATGAAGACAGAAGGTATGTTAGAACTAGCAGACAGAATCAGAGATGAAATGGGTGCGGAGAAGGCAGACGCATTCATTCAAAAAATCCAACCAGCGATTGAACAGGCAGAAGCCACTTTATCGACAACTAGACAAGAACTAGACAACGGTGTAAGAATATTGACCGGAGAAGAAGTTGCTTCAGAACCCATGGGAGCCGATGACACGATGGATATGGATGCAGACGCAGACCTAGACTCACTGGACTCAGACGATGCAGAGGCAGATGAGTTTGGTGCCTCTGATGCCGAAGCAGGCGGAACTGAGCCGGAAGGCAGAGAGCAAAGAGAATCCAAAGAAGTGTTTGAAGCATCAAACAGGATCCTAGGCAAACTAGCGGGGAACTAATCCCGTGAGATTTTTCGAATTTAAAAAATCAGACAGCGATTTAGAATCAGCGATCATTAATGTTTTACTGAATATGAGAGGCAGTGCCGATGAGAAAGACGTGGCGAGCCAGATCAGTATGGACGCTGTGAAACAGATAATGAGCAACACAGGTTATCCAGCATTCAATTACGATGTATTCAAAAGAATCTATGATCAAGACGGTGATCTCAAGAATGTTGTTGCAGACTTTGATCAAGAGAAAATCATTGTAAAAACAGACCACGAAGCAGAGAAAGATCCTGCTATGGACTATGACGACCAAGGTAGCACAGACGTCGTAAAGAAGATGGCCAAGTCTGCCATGAACAGACGAAAATAAGCAATAATTACTACTATGCATTATAAAAGTAGAACATACCAGTTGAACTCATTGCGACTGGGACTTATTAATGAGGATAACCTCTACGGCAAGCCTACTGTCTTTGTTACTGTTGGTTCGCAAGGTCCAAATGTCGAACAAACTGTAAAAAAATATCTGCAAATGCACAAAGAAGGAAAGCACAACGTGATTGCGATACCATATGATCTCGAAGGATGGGAGCCAGGCGATGATTATGAAATATACACCTACTATGAAAATTTCCTAGGCATTGAATTCTATGTCACAGAAAAACTTAAACGAGATCATATCTTCTTTAAACATTTCGGTGTTCCAACTAAAAATTTCACAGAATATCATTTTACCAAGGATACAGCCTTCATAGGAATGTTCAATGAGTAAAGTCTATTGCGATTACCCTTTCAATCACAACTATGTCCACACAAACGGAAAGATGAGATTGTGTTGTACCACCATACAGGATATTCCAACAGACAACAACTACAATCTGTTTGACGCTAACAAACACAGCATAGACGAATATTGGAACAGCAATCGTATGAAAGAAATACGTAGAAAAATGATTGCAGGAGAAAAGATCAGGGATTGTGCAAGGTGTTACAAACAAGAAGAGAGTGGTCTAGAAAGTTTAAGGCAAACTCGAGGTATGGATGAATACGTGAAACGCACCCTGCCCGATGGCACATTCGATGGTCGTGCAACAACAATGCAAGTACAGATGGGAAACGTTTGTAATCTAAAATGCAAGATGTGTAGTCAGATGTACAGTCATATGCACGGACTGGAAACCAAAGCAATAGGTGAACAGGATCCAGAATGGCTTCACTGGGTGAAAACACAAGGAGCCAACGTCAACAACTGGACGAACCAATTAGGTGAGAAACAGGAATGGTACAAGAACACTGAATTCAAAAAACAAATCTTCGAACACATAAGTTCAAACATAGTAGATTTAACAATCATCGGAGGTGAACCTACACTGATTCCGGAGTTCTATGAACTGTTCGAATACTGCGAAGACAAAGGAACCCTAGGCAATAAAACTATACGTGTCACTACCAACCTGACAAATACCAATCCAAAATTAACAAGGTGGTTGCCAAAACTAAAAGATTGGTCAATCTTTGCCAGCATTGACGGCATAGGTGAGAGGACAGAATACATTAGATATCCAAGTGACTGGAATAAGGTGAATCAAAGCCTCGACTTCTACAAAAGTCTTATTGGAAAAACAGGGCACATTTCGTTAAGTCCTGCTGTGCAATTATTAAACATAGATCAATTGGATGAAATAGTGGCATGGTGGAAACAATGGTGTGGAACAGATGTACTGAAAGGTAGGTATGGATGGTCTTGGTTGGCAACAGTTTGGTATCCTCTGATTTGCAATCCAAACATAGCGCCTCGTCCATGGCGTCTCAAAGTAGCAGAAAAATTAAGCAAATACAAGTTTGATGAGCAGTACGATAATCTCATAGAGTCATTACGCACAGATCAGCACCCAGACCAAAAAGCAAAAGATCTACAGAGAGCGTTCATCAAATATAACGACAAGCAAGATCAATTTAGGAATGTCAAGATCACTTGGAGACAATTAGTGCCTGCACTCGAACAAGCGATATTAGAAAATCTTAACGATTAATAAAATCTAAAATAGGGACTACCATATCCTCATACATCATTTTTTCTACGAGTCCTGTGTCCCAGAACCTGTTGAAATTGTGTTCTACTTTCTCATAGCAAGACTTTGGGATTGACTTTGTCTTTTCCACTTGGTCCACGACCAATGATAATCGTTTGTCTAAATCGATCTCCAAGTCATAACTTGGATCAAACACCTCTGAATAGGTTTTGAAACCCCACGATTCTAGTTGTGACAGTGTTCCTGTGTTTCCAAATACAATAAATGGATGTCCATACATAATAGGCTTCAAAGTCTTTTCAGTAATAAACACATCGTCATCCCAATTTGACTCTACGACCACTGTGTAATTTGTGCTTTGATACCACGCCGGATCATAATTCCGCTGTGAAAAATCCCTGTTGGCAGGAATGTAGGAATCAATCTTTCCTTCAAGGGCGTTGCCTTCATACAAAACACTGTACAGTGAGTTGCTTAAAAGTTTCCGTTTCCTAAATTCATCTAGAATTTTTGCTCTTGGGTCTTTGTGTTTGCCTATAAGCATTAGAAAATCTTTATTTTTTGTATGCTCGTGTGGCCATGATTGTACTAGTTCCTTCCTGTGTCTTTGTGCCACGTGTTCCTCGAACCAGAAAAACTTTGGAACCTGTACCACCCTGTCGTTTTCTAAGAAACCGTTGTTGACTATACCTAAAGTATTTGTATCAGTAGGGACATCACAGAAAAATTCTTTCTCCCATAGTCCGTCGGCAATGAAACGACAACCTTTTGATCTATACTTGGATACTCTATCCTGGTCTTCTTGGAATCTGTAAACAAAAGTGTGGGTAGAATCATATTCTTGGCCGTCGTCGTAATCGCTGATGTCAAAGTATTTTGAGAAAAAATTACTATGATGATCTGCAGGCTTTGTTAGAAAAGTTTCGCCAACACAAACAAGTTTTGGTTTCATCTTTATCTTACCCCACAGGTATGAAAGCAATTCATTAATCTATCACTGGTACCTTGATTAATTCCTTCGTCCAATCTCCTAAAGAAATCACCTTGCAAGATGTCAACGAGGTTAGTGTGATTGATGTTGATTGATTTATGATCGTCTATCAGTCTTTTAACTTCGTGTAAGTCAGCCTCGCCTAGCATACAGCAAGGTTGTACTACTCCAGTTGCCCTAATATATACTTCATAAATGTTGTCACTGGCCATTTTGCAAATAACTTTCTTTTCCGAATCAATGTTTCCACTATAGACAGGCGGTGTCAAAACTTTCTCCACTTTTCTATCTGGATGGTTAGATGGTTTTTCTAAACTGTAATCATCTACCTCCCATGACTGCAAGTCGTCCAACTCACCGGTTATCCAGTTTGACTTTTTGAATCTGTTTGTATGGGTTGCGTTGAACTCTATGAATCCCATATCATTTGCTAAACGTTCCGCTTCTACTAGTTGGTGTTCGTTGTGTTTGAATATGAGATATTTCCACTGCGCCTGTCCACCTGCCCCGATGTATGCTTTGACGTTTGCCATCAACTTATTCCAATTGACATTTCTCCTGTACAAGTGGTTTGTGTCTTCTAGGCCATCTATCCCAAACATAACAACGATTCCTAATTCCGCACACTCTCTCCAGAAGTCTTCGTTACGTGCTCCGCCATTACTATGCATTTCTAATCTACAATCTTTGTTTATATCCCTGATCCATTTGTATATCTTCAACACCTCAGGATTCATTATTGGATCACCATAGGTACCAACTGAATGAACTTTCTTCAACTGTTTGATCAGTTTCTCTGGAATACTTTTTTGTACCACTTCAAGTGTGGTATGATTTTTGTTGACTCTATCCTTGTTCAATGTGCCGTCGTGCTCGTTGAATCTTGCACACATAGGACAGGCCGCATTACAAAAATCTGTGAACTCGAAGTTGATAACATTCAAATTGTCTGGCGTAATGAACATTAGAGATCTTTCACTTCATTCCATATCTGCGGATAAACTTTTTTCCAATCTGTGTTTCTTCTTCTGTCTAGTTCATTCAGATATATCACGAGTTGTTTTTGTCTAAGGACGCTAGGTTCTCTTTTTTCAAACTCGTTAAGTATTCCAAGCATATACCGTTTATGGTTTTGTTTTACGGAGTCCTCGAATCCATGAGACTTCGTATCAAAATTTTCTATTGCTTCTCTGAGTCCCCACTCGTTGATTTTCTTTCCAAACACTCCAGGATACAACCAAGGCTGACCAGGTTGTTCGTATGAGTTGGCCTTCATCATACTCCAGTATATCGGTTTTATTTTACTACATTCATTGATGTATCTTACCATAGCAGGCATTCCTGGCACAGCAGTAACAGTCAATGCACTGTTAATGGCCTGCTCTATGTTTGTGTTATGAAGTATGTGTTCGAAGTTTTTGATTGCCACCCCTAGGTCCAACCCTGTCCTCACATATTCCCCCTCGTCACCCAATGCATCACAACTGAAGAATATCTGTATCTTATCAAGACGACCGGACTTCTGTAATCTGTCTAACCTATCTATCCATCCTTTGAATCTTTCATGTTCGATGTTATGATTACTAAAGAACACAAGGGTAAGGTCAGGATAGTTGCCTTTTTCCAAATACTCGATGAACCTGAAAGTCTCCTTCTGTAAAAATGGCTCACCTCCCATTACAAAAATCTTGTGCAGTTTATGTAGATGCTTTTCAAACCATTTGAACAAAAGTTCAGTGTGTTCTTCTATCTTGGGATTTTTTGTGTATTTCTCTTTGATCCTCACACCGCCACTATTGAATTCACCAAAACGTTTTTTCTCTTGTTGGATTGTTGAACTAAAGTGTGAGTCACAGTAGATGCAAGACTGCTGGCAGGTGTTCCCCCAATACACTTCTATTTGTCTAGGTGTTACATCCACGGCTTCAAGGTCGTGTTCTAATTCTGGTGGTGCAGTTGTACCTTCAAGGTGTAGGTGTATCATCCTGTCAGATGTACCGCCTGCCTCCTCTATGTGTTTGCAGTGTTCACAGTTTCTTCCTGGCCATTCTCCCCGAAGCATCTTCCTTCGTGCTTCAAGTTTGGCTGGAATGTTATGGAAGTTCAGTTCGCCATTCCGCACTTCTAGAGGGTCACCTTGTACCCTGTGACAACTCGCACTCAACCCATCCGTCAGGTACACCGTGCTATGAGTCCATTTGAGTTGGCACGGTAGACCTTTGGTAATAGGAAAAGGTTTAGGTGGTTGCTTTGAAATGCCCATTGTTATATAATTATCTATATGAAAATATCCAAAGATATCCTTGTGGATAAAGGTATCAATTACGTTCAGAAGTATCCTTACAACGAGTTAGCAAAGGTTACGAAAAATCACAAAAGGCATTACGCCACTCCTGACGGCAGACAGGTTCCAAGTGTGACCACGGTGTTGAGTGCTACAAAAGACATGACACATCTCATCGAATGGCGTAAGAGGATAGGGGCGGAAAAGGCCCAACAAATAACCACAGAGAGTGCCAACATAGGAACAGTGATGCACCGTAGCCTTGAGAAGCACGTCAAGGGAGAGGACAGGACACCTGGTTCAAATCTCATACAACAGAAAGCACATAAGATGGCCAATGTGATAATAGACAATGGGTTGAACAATGTCAGTGAGGTTTGGGGATCAGAGGTATCCCTTTATTATCCAGAACTGTACGCAGGCACTACAGACCTAGTCGGTGTTTACAAGGGTGCACCTGCAATTATGGACTTCAAACAGGCACGTAGGCTTAAGAAGAAAGAATGGGTGGAGGATTATTTCCTCCAACTTGTAGCCTATTCTGAAGCACACAACAAGATGTACGACACACAAATAAAGACCGGCCGTATCTTTATATGCACACAGAACAATGAATATCAAACGTTTGACATAGACAACTATGATCACTGGGTAGGCAAGTGGTACGGCAAGTTGGAACAATACTACAAGTCTATCCTTTAATAAATACGTTATATGCCTATAGTACAGATATCTAGAATACAGCACAGACGTGGAAAAAGAACGGATTTACCGCAATTGGCCGCAGGTGAATTGGGTTGGGTAATAGACGAGCAAAGATTGTTCATTGGAAATGGTACAGTATCAGATGGTGCACCAGCAGTGGGCAACACGGAAATAATGACTGCAGGCAGTTCGGCATTCACAACAGCATTGGGTCATACCTACAAAGGTTACCTAGGAGACAGCACACCGATCACTACAACACAACAAAGAACATTACAGCAAAGATTAGACGACTATGTTTCTGTCAAAGACTTTGGTGCAACAGGTGACGACAGCACAGCAGATGTCACAGCGATACAAAATGCAATAGATGAAATTTACAAAGACACTGACAAAGCAGACACAAGATCAAGAAGAATACTTTTCTTTCCGGCAGGCACTTACAGAATCAATGCCGCACTAAAAATCCCACCATACGCACATTTGATGGGTGAAGGACCAGACAAAACAATTATAAGAAATTCAGGCAACAACTCAGTAATGGTTACACAAGACAATGCAGGTAACGTTGGTGATGATATTACTGCACAGGTAAACCAAATCCAAATTTCAAACATGACATTGAGAAACACAGTGGCTTATGCAGGTGTGTCTCTTGACAGGGCAAAAGAAGTATATTTCAACAACGTCAAGTTCCAAGGTTCTTATGCGGCCGGAGGCGCTGACGTATCAGCATCCAAAGGATTGACTGTGACTTCTACTACTGCACTACCTTGTGAAAAATTATACTTCAATCATTGTCAGTTCACAAAATTTGCAAGATTGGTTGATATGAGTTTTGATGCAACCAATGTAAGATTCAATGATTGTGATTTCAGCACAGCCTACTATGGTGCATTGATCGGAGATGAATGGGACAGTTCAACTTCAAACGGTATGACTGTTGGACCAAGAGACGTGCAATTTACCGGCAGTAGTTGGAGCAATATCGGTCAACAGGCAATCTACGTGAAGGCTCAACAAACAGTTGAAGCACCATCGAGGAACATCATATCACATGGTAACTGGTATGCTAAGACGGTTGCAAACAATTTCGAGGGTGTTGGTTCTATAAGAGAAGTAGCAGTGATAAGATATGATCAGGACGAGTGTAGTTCTATCATGGATTTCTTTGAAAGAAGTGACCTTAGAAGATCAGATGGTAGTTCAGAACTTAACGCGGCTCCTGAACTGCAAGGTATCGGTATACAATCAAAAGCAATAAAATCTCAAACTCTAACAAACAACACATCGACGGCCACCACATTCAATGAATATCCTGCTCTTGCAGGCAAAGGATTGAAAGTTGTTTACAAGATAGTGAGGGGTACACTCGACAGGACAGGTGAATTAATTGTCAGTGTTTCAACTAACGGAGTCAGTTACGACGACACATACACGGAAAGCGGAAATGATTGTGGTGTAGAACTGACAGCAGTGCTTGACAACAAAGACTCAACAGCAGGATCTGAGACTGTTGCATTAAAATTCACAACTACTAGTACTGGTACTGACGCAACAATAGATTACCAGACTACCATCCTAGCATAATAATCAATAAACTGATAGACAAAAAACTTTTTTTGTCATAATATTAGTACATTATAAAAATGCAAAACGACGTTGCAGTTTTGTTCAAACGATAGGTGACAAAAAAAGACAAAAAAAGTTATAAACGTGGATTTAGATAAATATGGATACAACAAAAACAAAATCAAAAAATAAAATTACAAGAAACTTAATGCCGAACACCAACTCTAGTACGATCAAAGTTCAAAAAAGAGATGGCAGGCTAGAAGACCTTGATATTAATAAAATTCATTTCGTCGTTGAAGAGGCGTGTGAAGGTCTTTCTGGAGTGTCGTCGTCACAAATTGAAATGAATGCCAACATACAGTTCTATGATGGTATGACAACAAAAGATATCCAAAACGTTTTAGTGAGATCTGCAAACGATCTTATCAGTCTTGAAACTCCTAACTATCAATACGCCGCGGCGAGATTGCTTTCCTATGATGTAAGGAAAGAAGCACACGGTCAGTATGAATACATTCCGTTGTTAAAACTGATCTTAAGGAACATAAGGTCTGGTGTGTATGACAAAGCGATACTAGACAAGTATTCAAAAACAGAAATAAAAAAATTCAACACGTGGATAAGAAGAGAAAGAGATTTAAAATTCACTTACGCAGGACTTAGACAGATCTGTGACAAGTATCTTGTGCAGGATAGAAGTTCAGGACAGATATATGAAACGCCACAAGATATGTATATGATGATCGCGGCGACACTGTTCGCGGACTACCCAACAAAAACAAGGATGAGTTATGTTAAGAAATATTATGACGCAATTAGCCAACACAAAATTAATATACCGACTCCTGTTATGGCTGGTGTTAGGACTCCTATTCGTCAGTTTGCCAGTTGTGTACTTGTGGATTCAGACGATACACTCCCTAGTATATTTTCTAGTGATATGGCTATCGGACTTTATGTCGCACGTAGGGCCGGCATTGGAATCAACGCTGGGCGTATCAGAGGCATAAACTCTAAAATCAGAGGAGGGGAGGTCCAACACACAGGTGTGATTCCGTTCCTAAAAAAATTCGAGTCGACTGTGAGATGTTGCACACAGAATGGTGTGCGTGGTGGAAACGCAACTGTTCACTTCCCAATATGGCATCCAGAGATCGAAGACATACTTGTATTAAAAAATAACAAAGGTACTGAAGACAACAGAGTAAGACGTATGGATTACTCGATACAGATCAGTAAACTGTTCTATGAGAGATTCATGAACGAAGAAGACATCACTCTCATCTCTCCACACCTTGCACCAGGTCTGTACGAAGCATTTGGCACAGAAGAGTTCGATGACTTATATCTAAAATATGAAGCGGATAAAACAATTCCTAAGAAAAAAGTTTCAGCACAGGATCTATTTTTTGATCTTTTGAAAGAAAGAGCAGAGACAGGTAGGATCTACATAATGAACCTTGACCACTGTAACTCACACAGTTCATTCAAAGACAAAGTGTCAATGAGTAACCTGTGTCAAGAGATCACACTACCAACAACACCCATACAAGACATACACGACGAGCAAGGTGAGATTGCACTTTGTATCCTTTCAGCAGTGAACGTTGGTGCTTTGAATGATCTAAGCGAATTAGAAAACATCTGTGACCTAAGTGTTAGAGCACTTGAACAGATAATTGACTACCAAGATTATCCAGTGAGGGCCGCAGAAGTTTCAACAAAGAAAAGAAGGAGCCTCGGCATAGGTTACATCGGACTTGCACACTATCTAGCAAAGAACGGTGTGAAGTATTCAGATCCAAAGGCGTGGGAGTTGGTTGATAGACTGACAGAGGCATTCCAATATCACCTGTTGAGATCAAGTTGCAACATAGCAATGGAGAAAGGCAAGTGTGAGGGATTCGAAAGAACAAAATACGCAGACGGCCTACTACCAATCGATCACTACAAGAAAGACGTTGATGAGATTGTGCCACACAAACAGAGAATGGCGTGGGAAAGCCTAAGGAAAGATATAGCGAAATATGGCTTAAGACACAGCACACTATCTGCACAGATGCCTAGTGAGAGTTCTTCCGTTGTTAGTAACGAAACCAACGGTATCGAACCACCAAGGGCATTACTTTCTATCAAGAAAAGCAAAAAAGGTCCATTGAAACAGATTGCACCTGGATATCCTAAACTGAAGAATGATTACACATTACTTTGGGATATGCCAGACAACACAGGTTACATCAATGTTGTTGCGATGATGCAGAAGTATTTCGATCAAGCGATATCAGGTAACTGGAGTTACAACCCACTTAAATTTGATAACAACGAAGTACCACTGTCAGCAATGGCCCAAGATATGCTTATGGCTTACAAGTTTGGTTGGAAGACTTCGTACTACCAAAACACTTACGACTTCAAAGGTGAGGAAGAAGAAGTGCAACCGTCGGGCATAAGTGCTGTCTCTGAAGAGGACGAGGGAGAAGACGTGGAGTTGCCGCCTGAATTGGTAAATACACCCATCGACGGCGACGATTGCGACGCCTGTACAATTTAACTTTACAAACACATATGACAAAAACAGTTTTTAACCAGAGAGATATTGACTTCACTAAACAGCCTATGTTCTTTGGTGAGGACGGCGGAGTGCAGAGATACGACGAGTTCAAGTATCCACAGTTTGACAAACTGAATCAGACAATGATTGGATACTTCTGGAGACCAGAAGAGGTGTCCCTACAGAAAGACAGGGCAGACTTCCAGAACTTCAGACCTGAACAGAAACACATATTCACAAGTAATCTAAAATATCAAACACTGTTGGACTCGGTACAAGGCAGAGGACCAAGCCTAATGTTCTTGCCATACGTGAGCAACCCTGAACTAGAAGGTTGCATAGTGACTTGGGACTTCTTTGAAACAATACACTCAAGAAGTTACACGCACATAATGAAGAACGTTTACCCAGATCCAACAGAGGTATTTGACACAATCGTTAATGACAAAGAGATATTGAAGAGAGCCAAGTCAGTCACGCACGAGTACGACAAGTTCGGAAGCATGGCACTTGACCACGCAGTGGGTAAAAAGGTTGATATGTTGGAACTTAAGAAACAATTATACCTTGCGATGAACACTGTGAACTTGCTAGAAGGACTAAGGTTCTATGTATCATTCGCTTGTACATTTGCATTTGGAGAATTAAAACTAATGGAAGGTTCTGCAAAGATACTTTCATTGATTGCTAGGGACGAAGCAACACACTTGAATCTATCGACACACGTGTTGAAAGCGTGGCACAAGGGCGATGATCCTGAGATGACCAAAGCAATCAAAGGTACAGAGAAAACAGTGATCCAGATGTTCAAAGACTGTGTTGAAGAAGAGAAGGCGTGGGCGAGACACTTGTTCAAAGACGGATCCATCATAGGATTGAATGAGAAACTGTTGGGCAAGTACGTTGAATTCATAGCAAACAAGAGATTGAAAGCACTTGGTTATGATCCACTGTATGACGTGTCAGCGACACAGAACCCACTGCCATGGACACAGCACTGGTTGAGTTCTAAAGGTATGCAGGTGGCACCACAGGAGACTGAAGTAGAATCATACATCGTTGGTGGCATCAAGCAAGACGTCAAAAAAGGCCAATTCAGCAAATTTAAGTTATAATCACAGCGGTTTTCGCCGGCAATAAATATCCATATGCCAAGGATATCAAGACACAGAGATAGAGCCCGTACAGGACACTTATGTTCTAAAACAGCACCCGTGCTGGCAAAACAAAGATCAGTATTTGCCAACGGCAAAGCACTATTAACAAGAGGTGACAGGCTCGCTCCACACAAAATCAAGAAAGGTTTTTTCTGTATTCCACATCCTGCGAAATTAAAAGGAAGTTCAATGACAGTGTTTGCGGAAGGCATCGGTGTTGGAAGGAAGGGTGACAGGGCAGATTTTGGTGCAATGAAAGGAGCGTCATTCAACGTGTTCGCAGGATAACAATGACAGTAAACAAGGGATTATTATCACTAGTAGAGAACACACCAAACTTTTCAGACCAAGCATTGGAAAATGCAATCAATGAGATCAAAGCAATAGACAAGGATGATGGACACCAATTCATTTTATCTCAATTCTTATTAGACACAGCAATACACGATAACACAGTTTTGACCACGTCACAGAAAAATGATGTGCTAGATGCAATCTACAATGCCCAGCCTCATTTGCAGATTGGACGTTATCTCAATGACGTTGTAAGACACACAAAGTCAATAATCGATGGATCTATTATACCTGTTGACGAACTGACCAATCCAATACAAAGAACCTTTCTGGAAATTATGCAGGACGTTCTCAGCCTACAATCGTTGGTGCCAGAACTTTACGGAGTTGCGGCTTCTGAAAAGAAAAGATCTGTGAACGATCACTTGGGCACTTTGAATAATATTTTCGTTAGCACAACCGACAGCACTGCACCTGTGTTCACAAGGTTGAAAGAGATAATGGAATTGATTGATGCAACATCAAGGGCAAACACGGTTAGTGGTTTGAATCTCGCCATCACAAACGCGGCCGCGGGCAATTTAAACTTGCGGACTTTCCTGGCCGGTCTCGTAGCCGACTCTACGGACTTCCAGCAATCCTTAGACAATATGGTGAACCTCTGTACTAACAAGTATGCAACCCTCAACACTCGCATATCAGAAATACCAGGAGACCCAACCACTGACTTGGTAGCAATAAGAGAGGAAATCAATACACAGGTGGCATTAGAAAACAGCAACCTCTTGGGTATGGACACCTACGTTGAAACCCTAACAAACCAAATTGCATACACATCATTGGCCAGCGATGCTGATCTAAGATCTGTATTGGTGAACACTGCACAGGATCTAAACTGGCAGTCGTACTTCAGAGACTACGAGACCAACCAATCTAACCTCAACCCTCTTTACACTACAGACACCGACTCTGACAAGAGTGGCGTCATTGATCAGGTTCTTGCAGACAGTGGACTACCTGATGTCACAGATGCAACTGACCTAGAAGCAGTTGCTGAAAAGGCCAAACGTGACAGCAGGATTGATACTGCTAACTTTGATCGTTACACAGTGGAAACACAAATAACAAAAAGTTGTGAACAGTTGGGCATAACCACAGCCAACAGAACTATAAGTGCTCTGAGCAATAGTCTATTGAACAATATGAATAAGTTTGACAGGGATGAAATTGCTAGGAGTCTAGATCTCAACGAGGACGCAGAGACTCTAAGTTAAGAATCTTCTTTCATTTCGTTACAACCTACTTCAATGCTTTCATAATCTTGTCCATAATAGGCAAAAACATCTGTCATTCCGTAGAAACGAGCGGCCGCATCTGACTCACACTTGGCCAATTCTTGATATATTTTTCCTGTGCTGTCGTCATAATCGGTGCACTTCATCTCACCATTTACTAGGACACACATCACCATAAAAAGTTTGTACATACAAATAGTTATGGCCCGTTCTGTTGCAAGGTGGGCCAAACCCCTGAGAATATTGGTTATTACGCCGCTAATCTCAATGCAGGCATACCGACTGTTAGGTCAGCAAACCCTAATGCTCTTTTGTTTGCATTTAAAAACTGGACGTATTCCTCGTGCCTACAGGGAGTTCTCGTAAAAAGTTTCAACGTGAATCGATCCTAATTCCACCCCTCAAGTTTCATCGCTCAAATGGTGGAGTGGCTGGGAATTGCACCCAGGTCTTCACCGCCTATTGATTTCTAGTCAACAAACTCAAATATAATTATACCCTAAGGTTGACTGTTTGTCAATTCTGTGCTAAATTAGTTTATATGCCAAAAAATAGAATATTCAAAATCACAGACGGAACAGAGACAAAGGAAGTTGAAGCACTCTCTTTCAAGAAGGCCGTGAAATCATTTCAGGGCAGTTCTAAAGCGAAGATGATAACTATCGAGTGGATGACGAAGGGTGGAGAACTTTTCGTCAAAGATCAACCGATACCACTAGGTAGAAAGAAAAAGATAGGACGTTAGACAAGAAGTGAGAGTGAGCCACAACCCATTAGTTAAATTACTGGTCAAACTAAGAATGGCCTGGGCAGATGCACGGGGACATCACGGCAAAGTCTGGGACTATGAGCCTGGTGAGTACTATATGGGCCGACACGCAGGACACCGTAAACACGAGAAAAGACACAAGATAAAATGACGAAACTGATGTGGACTATTTTCGCTGTGTACACATCAATATTCCTTTTTGGTTGCTACCATCTACTTTAATCATACCACATAACTTACACACATTAACACCTAAATATTAGTGTGCCGAAGCCAAAGAAGCGGACCTCTTATTGGTCAAAGATCAGGAAGAAGGCGCCAAAGGTTCCAGACATCACCTGTCCAGATATAGATGCTATACTGAACAGGTTGGAGAAATTGGTGGACAAGAGTCTTACGAAAGCACAGTACAAGATAATCGAACGCAAGATGGAGAAACTTCGTATTGCAAACGAGAAACTTCGTGAGTCTGGCGTGTACTGGCACAAGGCCTGTAGGGAGACCGTGAGGGACCTCCTGGGTAAAGCAAAAATGAGGTAATTAATAATATGTGGAAAGTACTGGTAGCGATATGTTTAATAAACCAACCCTGCACCCTGTTCGAGGAAGACCCCATCAAATACTATCACACCGAATCAGAATGCATCAAAGCCGCGGAGGCCAAATCCAGATCAATGGTGCAAACCTTCAAGGATTATGGCTATTACATAGACAGTGAAGCACACTCTTGTCAGTTTATTGTGTTGAAAAACGAAGCATAGGTTGACAGATCTCAAAGATATGCTATAATGAAACTGTAATTAGGGTTAATCCTATTGTAGGAATTCTGCCCTCTTTTACACTCATTAACCATAGGAGATCATATGAGCAAGGTAAAAATGCTTCTAGACGTCGTCGCAGAAGTCAAGAAAGAAGCACCAGAAGATGTTCCAAACTGGAACGCCAAACTAGCAGAAGCAAAAGTAAATCTACAGAATCAAATCGCGAAAGGCAGGCTGTTGCCCAAGGGTGTTGAAGATCATCCACTTGAACATTTCGCATTCAATTATTCCGTACAACGTGATGTGAGGGCAGGACACGTTATGAACATCATGAAGAAGTTCGATCCAAGGGTTTGTTGTCCTGTGTCAGCAGTAAAACGTTCAGACGGTGATACACTATACATATTCGATGGGCAACACAGAGCAGTGGCCCTGGCACTGTTGGGTTGGACAAAGATCCCAGTAACAATAGTAGAAACAGATGAACCGGCCTTTGACGCAGAAGCATTTGAGATTGTTAATGACTCAGGCATATTGAGAGCAGGCACAGAAGAGATCCACAGATGTCTATTACACAGATATAAAATGGGCGAAACAGAAACAGAAAGGGTTGCTACAGCACACGCGGTGCAGAGAGTGTTTGACGAGTGTGAGATTGATCTAGAGCCAAAACGTGTCAGGAAGAGCCCGGGCAAGTGTGGACCTAACAAACATTACTTCTCACATTTTGATTATGCATACAAAGGCATCAAGATGGCGGGTGAACACGGACTCAAGAACGCATTAGAGGCCATCAAGGCCATATACGGTGATGAGGAAGGTGGTGAGATCAATCAGGGTCTTTTCATAGGACTTATGAAGCAGTACCAAATGGGTGCTGAGGCCAAGAGGTTAAACAGGCTTCCAGGAGACTGGATGTTCAAGATGGTTGAAGCAGTGAAGAAGGTATGCCCAAGTGGTGTGTTGGTACACACCGCAACCAAGAAACAATGGCAACACGCAAATGGTGTTGGGTGGGACGCACCGGTGGCAATGGCACATCTATTAAGAGAAGTGTACTTGTTGGAAGATGGCACGTTCGAACCTAGTTATATGCCCAATGTTACATTGAAACTTGAGGACGGAGATATAGCCAAAGAATCAGAAGCACAAACGGCCTTCAACAAGTATGTCAAATAAACTTTGTTATTACAGGTGTTTCGTTACCAAGGCGGGCAAGACTGAGGAGTATGGTTATGGTCTGCCTTGGAAGGACGTGCAAGAAGAAGTTGACAAACACTACAATGAAGGCGCCGAAGCAGTGGAACTTGAGATGATCACAGAAGAGGAATTCAATGATAGATTACCAAAACCTTACTAACCTACCTGACATCAATTTCAAGAGCAAGGGTAGACCAGAACTAAAGGAGTTGGCTGACTACATTGACAGGATGAAGTCAGACCTGTTCAATGATAGGTGGAGCCAGGTCACAAAGAAACACATCAAGACTTCGCTGGTGTTGTACATAAGATCAATGCAGAAACAGTTGGCACCAATGGGATATCACTACAGGGCACAGGACATAGTAGGTAAACAACACCTTGAACACGTGATACCTCAGAACAAGATAATAACGGCATATCTGCACGACAAGATACCAGCGGAACTTATATTACAGATGCCATTGTGTATGATCGATGACGCAGACAAGCACATACTAGAAGGAGACTGGCAGACAGCAGGTAACTGGCAGTATCCATTCCGTAGATACCAATTGGCTGGCTTCACTAAAACCATAAAAGATGTGCGTGGAAACGTGGTAGATCTTGACAACTACACACTAGATGATCACTTCGCTATGTTGGGCGTGGTTGACAATTCAAAGTAAAAGTGTATAATTAGAACAGCAAAACACCGGAGACGGTCGCGGCCAGTACTCACTTGCGAACATCATTTGGAGACACTCTATGTCGATGATGGATTTTAAAAGCCGGAGGTGGGGTGACAGCCCTACGCCAAAGGCGAGGCTGGATAAGGCTGTCTTTGTGTGTGATGCTTAATCATTATGCCAAGCGAAAAAACAAAAAAATTACTGGAAGGACTGGGCAAGATCACAGATTCTGCTCCAAAACCTTTCGCCGAACAGAAATATCATTCATACACAAATAGATTTTACAAGAACTTCATACACCAACTTCCAGCGATATACGACAAGGCCAAACCTAAAAAGGACGAGGACGGTGATGAGTACATAATGATTGATAGGGTGTATGGTTCACTATACGAAGATCATCTACTACAAAAAGATGGCACAACCTACACAGGAAAACTTTACAAGAAGAGAAGATTGGTTGTCAGGAAGGATCCAATCACAGGTGAGAAGAAGAACTTCTATAGTCCTTGCACTTCAACAGCGGATGGCAGATGGTTTGACAACACAGGATTGCCTATCGAGGCACCAGACAAACTGGAACCAGAGAAGAAACCAGATCCAGAAGAAGTGGCTTTAGAGGCCAAAAGAAAAGCCGAGGCCGCAAAAGCCAAAGAAGCCGCCATACTTGCCAATCTGAAATAAATAATTCCGTAACGCCACTGTCCAAGTGACGTCGGAAATAAAAGGACGCTTGAGTAAGCACTCTTTACTGGAAACAGAACGCCCTTCCGTATGCAAGATCCTTGCTAACTTTTACAAAAAACATTTATAATTGAGTATGATAGAAATTCTACGTTCTAGTAATGAGCCTATGAAAATCGTTGACTGGATCAACGACTTCGGACTGAACACACCAACCTATTTGGTGAAAGGCAAACCGTTCTATAACAGATATGATGCTATTGAAAGTTGTGTAACCGAGGGTGTTGAGTGGCCAGACTTCCGTGTATGGCAACAGTCATACAAGATGGCCGAACCAGAAGAATCATTCTTTGATCTGTGTAAGAAACAAGCACAGGCCATTAGCAAACGTTTCAAGAGAGTTAGATTGTGGTATAGTGGTGGTTACGACAGCCATACTATGTTGAAGGCTTTTTTTGAGTCTGGCCTAGATGTTGACGAGATCTGCACCTGGAGACGATTCCCTGGAGTGTTCGATAGTTTCACAAACATTGAATCTGAATACATTGGCACATTCGATGACCTACAGCACTATTGCGAACAGCACAACAGTAAGGCAAGAATTAGGGTATGTGATGTGACCCCCGACCATTTCAGATGGTACTGTAAAAACTTTATTCATTATAATAAACACAAGACACTCGCACAGGTATTGAACGCACAGCATCATCACGTTATGGAATGCTATCCAGAGCTCATAGACAAAGAAACTATCAATGTTTCCGGAGCAGGAGATGTTGCATTAGAAGATGATGGTTTTAGGTTTTATGATGGTTTCAATTACTCCCACTCGGCTCCAAACACTTTATTTTTCTATTATGACGAGTCGATGCCTGAACTCACGTTCAAGTATGCTTATCATATGAGAAACTATGAATACCCTGACCAGAAGAACATGGCAAAGAAGGATCTAGGGTTCACTGCCCTAAACCCAATGCTGGCCAAAAAGTTTTCTGAGGGAGTTGATGAGGTAACTGGTGGTAAAACTATTTCTTTCTGTAGGAAATCTGCACTGTTGATCAACAATGCAATAGGAACTACACACGGAAAAAGGATCCTGATCCAGTATAAAAAATTCAGGAAGAAATATGAAAAGGAAAGGAAAAAATTTTTAAATCAAGGTAAGTGCTCTAACGGATGGGTAGGTGCTCTCAGTGAGAAGCATTATTTTATCTAGCACGTACTTGACTTTGAAAAAACACAAACGTATAATAACAAAAAACTAAAGGAGAAAAAGAAAAATGAGAACTATTTTAATATCATTTATTACGTTTATTTGTATGTTGGCACACACTGCCAGTGCATACGATCTGGTGCTGAATGCACCATTCAGTAAGGCCGGTAGTGGTCAATTGACGATGAGGACACTTGCAAAAGGTTTAGAGGCGAAAGGATACAACTTTGATATAGTCATCACATCAAATGCAAAATTATCTAAACAAAACTACGCTGACGAAAACAAGCCATTACTTTTAGGTTGGGAAGCGCCTGCATCAAGCAAGGGGGCACCTTTGTATATGGGACCACCAACAGACAAGGATCTAGTTGCAATAGTTGTGACGATGGGACATTTCATCTGCACAAAGAAAGACATTTCGATTGAAGATGTTTTCAATGGAAAAAAAGAACTGACTATTGCCCATGATGTTGCCTTTGGTAATTGGGTACAAGAGTTGGCAGATCACACTGGTGCCAAATTGAAGTTGATTCCATACAAAGGATCAAAAAAGGTTGAAAATGCTTTGGTATCAGGCGAGGTTGACCTAGCAATGAGCACCAAGGGAGCAGGTTGGCAAAAGAAAGGTTTGGCTAACTGCTTATTAACATCTGGAACAGATAGTGTATTAGGTATCCAGACTGTGAATAGTCTGTATCCTGATTGGAATGATAACACTCTGGTCTTGACTTTTTACATAAAATCTAAGAATATCCCACAAGATAAATTAGATCAATTAAGAAAAGACATTGAGGAAGTGAAAAGGACGTCTGAGGAATTCGCGGCTTTGGTTGAGAAAAAATCGTGGACACCTGTCGTGGACAAAAGCATAGACGAACAACTATCACTACTTCAAGCGATAGACAAGTCTATCAAATAGTCACTCCTTGGCGACAAGAATGGTATGCTAGACATATTTTTATTGTTGTCGTCTCCTTTCATAGGAATCCTCGTTGGGTTCCTACCGGCGATGGGTGCATTCTTCACTTTGCTGTTGATGTACCCGTTGCTGATAGACATGGATCCTTTGTTGTTGATCCTATTTTATTCAATCCTCATAAGTGCAAGAGACTTCAGCGGAAGCGTCAGTGCCTTGAATTTTGGAATACTGGGCGAGGTAACCAGCCTCCCGGTGTTGCAGGAGAGGAAAAAGATCATAGACAATCACAAACAAAAGGAAGCACTGCGAAACACAATGATAGGCAGTGTGTTCGGAATGGCAATGGGGTTGGCTTTCCTCTTACTGATATTGGCAGGAATAGGTGACTACAGTGTGTTGTTACGAACAGATGTAATGGCAGTCTTGATTTGCCTTACTATAGTGTTCCTGGTGTTTTGGGACAAGAACAAATGGTACATGAACCTTGTCATCGGGGCGTGTGGGTACCTCGTTGCTATGGTAGGGTTCGATCCATACATACAAAAAGAATACTTTACATTTGGCAACGTATACCTGTCGGGTGGTGTTCCAACGATGCCTTTGCTCCTTGGACTTTACGGAGTGCCTGCTATGTTTGCCATTATAAGGCACACCAAACTTCAAAAACCAAAGCCAATACACGACCAGGCCATGTCCAGGGTTCGTTTGCCTATCCTATTCAGGTCCAGCGTGATTGGTTCCTTGTGTGGATTCGTACCTTACATAGGTAGTGTGTTGAGCAGTAACATTGCCTATATGTTCGAGAAAAAAATAACAACAAACAATGTGAAGTCCGCACTAGACAGAATAGTGGCATCGGAAACAGCCAATAACGCCAGCCAGGTGACTGTGTTGATTCCATTCATCCTAATAGGAATCGCATTACAACCTTCCGAACTTTTAGTTTTAGATATGATAGAAAACAAAGGCTGGGAGATTAATTTTGAATCAGCGAAGCAAACTACTTTCTATCTTATAATAGCATTACCTATTGGATGTCTTGTATCTGCATTCTTGTGTTACAATATGATCAGCCGGGTGTTGCATTTTTTCCAGTTGCATCATAAAAAAATTGTCTACTCTCTGTTGGCAATCATCATAGCAAATATTTTCTATCTTGGTTATGACTCAAACCAGTCACTGTACTATATGCTGGTGTTCGCCACTGCGTTGCCAATTGGCTTTTATCTCAGAAAGCACTTTGATCTGATGCCTTTTATTATGTGTTTTTTGCTACAAAATCAGTTCCAAGAGACACTTATCAGGCTTCCCATACTGTATTAGCCAATAAAACCAATGGTTATACCAGGTTGACGTAATACCAAATCCTGTTATAATAATGGTAACAAAGAAGGAGAAAGACAATGTATAAATGTTCAGCAAAAGCAAGTTTGGTTTTAGATCAAGTGAGATCTAGATGCCAAGAGGACACGCAGACTAACAACAAGTGGAGAGGCAGATCTGGAAACTATATGTATATCATGGGCAGAGAGAACGCTGATGGTAAGGCTACAGGTGTGGTACACAAGATTGCAGAAGATGGTTCTCACAAGTTATGTGGATCATTCAAGATAATGAGTGATGGTATCATAACAAGGTTCACAGGATTGTCTAAAGCAGACTGGAACAATGCTATGAGAAATGCGGAAGCCGAGTACAAAGCGAAGTACGAAGCAGAAACTACAGAACCAGCAACAGAACAAAAAGTTGCAGTATAATATTGATCAGTGGGTTCGAGTGCTCCAATAGTGCCAACGAGGCCAATGCAGTAAAATTCTCGGCCCACTGACTAACTACAATTTACAATGGTGAAAAAATACGTAAAAAGATTTATCTATTTCTGTATATGTGTAGGCTTCGTTATTGTGGCCACATATATCGCAGGCACATTCCATCCTAATGATTACACAGTTCAGAAGATCGAAGACGAGATTCACAGGAAGGAAATGAAGGTAGTGGAAGAACTTGGTTTGAAAGAACCAGAGTTTGAATTCACTGATAAAGTTTCTTTCATTAATGCTACCGCCAAATGTATTGCCTATCTCAACTGGACCACAGACAGAGATAAGAGAGTGCCCACTAGCATTATTATTGCAATGGCGGGTATAGAAAGTGCCTGGGGCAAGAGCAGATTCGCAAAAGAAGGTAATGCACTATTTGGTGTGAGGACCTGGGATCTCAAAGGCACACCACATATGAAAGCACTTGGCAATCCAGATGCAGAATGGGGTGTCAAAAAATACAACACAAAATGCCAATCTGTGAAAGATATGATAAGGATTTTAAACACGCACCCTGCATATGAGAAGTTCCGAGACTTCAGAGAACAACAGATAGACGCAGGCGAATGGAACTACAGTCAACTATTATCCGGTATGACTGCCTGGAGCACCAATCCAGATTACCAAAAAATAATACTTTCTACCATAGTTGACAATAAATTACCCTAATAGTATAATTTAGAATGGGATTCATACAAATGAAACTGCCAAAACGTATCAAGCACAAGATCGAGAACTCTCGTAGGAATAGGGAGGCACAGGCAAACCACGAAGAGTGGTTGGCATCGCAAGGACTTGACAACTACACACTGAAACAGGCATCTAAAAGATTCAAGGGTTATGACATACCCAAGTACGATTCCGATCCCAATCAACCCAAGTGCGGTGACAAGATACCTGTCAATGGTGGCAAGAAAGCAGAGCCACAGGCCTACTCTGGAGAACGTAAGTTGTTGGGCATAGGTCTTATGCACAAAAGCAATCTTGTTCCTGTGTGGGACGAAGAAGGTGCAAAAGAAATCACGGCAATGAAAGGTAACAAATAATGAGTAATCATTTGAGAAACATAAGAGCATTGTTCGAGAATGCTAAAAATTTTGAAGTCAGTAGAAAGATAGACACATACGAATATGAGTCTCTGGAAAAACTGATATTAGATGACAACGTGAGATACAGTGAGATAATGGAGATATTCACAGACAAAGATTATCGAGAATGGTTCCACGACAGAAACTTCCAGGGCAAAGAATTCAACATCACCAGATTCCACGAGTAATGAAAATCCGTTATTACAAAAAAATAGACGGATGGAGATGGTTAGGATTTATCCTGGCCATGGTGAGTGCCTTTACCTTGAGTGGTGGTAATCCTGATGTGCAATGGATTGGTTGGTCGGTGGCACTTATTTCTTGTAGCATCTGGATATGGATGGGCATAAAGGACCAAGACACACCTAGGGCATTGATGGAATTGATGTATCTTTTACTAGCCGTTCGTGGTGTGTACAGTTGGCTGGCTTAAAAAGCCAATAAAATCAACACTTCTAGCAAGATCAACCCTGGTTGACGTATTTGGAAATTGTGCTATAATTTTACTATGATTAGACTAATAATACTATTTGCAATCTTCCTAGCGGTATATCCGATGATAGGTGATGGTTGGGCACAATTCAGCAATGACTTTAATGTTGCTGGTGTATCCGATTTCATATCAGAGCAGATTGCGAAACTTAACAAATAAGGAAACAAATGAAACAACTGAATAGATTGATCTTGTTGTTGGTTGCAGGCCTAATGTTGGCACAATGCTCAACCTATAAGATCAAGCCAGATATGAACAAGAGTGGCGTTGTGAACAAGACACCTAAGTGGTATGTTGATTACAAACACGAAACTCTTTTCAAGTACCAAGAGGCGGCGACAGCAGTGAGTCCAGATATGGAGTTGGCTGTGAAAAAAGCCACATTGTTGGCAAAGGCTAAACTTGTTGACAGGATCAACGGCGAGATGAACAACAGAACCACTATCAAGAAAGATGAGTCTGGAACAAACGAAGACCTGAATGTTAGTGCTGGATCTCAAGACATAATTGTGAATGTGATAGAAGACACTCTTGCGAGAGGTTACGAAGTGACTAAACAAGAAATGTTCCTTACAAAGACTAAATCTTACAGAGTTTACGTAATGATAGAAGTCAGTAAGAAAGAAGTCGAGGAGATCATCACACAGGTCAACAAGAATAAATTGGCTTTAATTAACTCGGATGCTTTGGATAAAGCGGCAGACAAGGTGCTTAACTAGATATGAAGTTTGACAACATAATCAAATTGATACTCCTAGTGATGGTCACCTTGTTTGTGATGACTTTCTATCTAGTCACCTACGCCAACGCAGGTGGTCCTTGGAGCAATCAATACTGTGACGTAGAAATCACAAAAGTGAGAGTGATTGATCAGCAAGGCAATGTGGTAGAAAATCTCACAGAAGAGAAAATGGTTTGCAATGACGGAGCATCGGACTTCTTGTTTGATATGGGCATAGCAGACACTTGTGAAATGTACACTTGGGATATGCCAATAGGTGAAACTCTCGTAACACAAAGGCAAGTTGCCTGTGAGAAAATGGATGGTACTGGATATGAGATTGTTCAAGGTTATCATAGTATTGAGTAGCCTACTGCTGGGCACATCAGCATCGGCTAAGGACAAGATAGGCGAAATGCCTCCCCCGGTTTGGTTGGGCGATGATGTGAAATACAGTATGCCTGCGTTCCTGTTTAGAGGCACACAGTTCCTTAGATTTAGACTCAAAAAGGAAGAGAAGAAGATGCACGAATCTGCGGTGTTCTTTGCATTGACAAACACGCAAAATGGCCAGATAGTAAGTTGGTACAGTAAGAAGCGACTAGCAGGTGGCAAGGTGCGTGTGATACATTCATACCCTATTTCGGGCGGATATTGCCGTACGTATCAAGCATATATCAAAGTAAAGGGTAAAGAAAGGCATATGACCAACAATGCCTGCAAATATGTTGGTGCACCTAGTTGGTCCTTTTATAAATAATTCATATAAATAAGTACATAAGACAAAGGATTTAAACAATGGCAACAGTTGAACCAAAATCATTATACGCGGTTTCTCCAGCAGAACCACAACAAACGTATTTTACAGTATCAATCGCACAGGGCGGTTTCGCAGACTCGGCCGACGCAAATGGTGGTAGAGTATCACCGTGTGTTGCAAAAGACTTCGCAACAGCACCAACAACATTAGCAGAATCATTAAAAGTTTCAAGGGGTAACCTAAGATGGAAAATGATGATGGAAGCATTGGCTGTACGTTCAAATTTCAAGGTTCACAACATTGTAACAACATATGCCAGTGATGCAGGTGACACACCAATTGGCACACTAGCATTTGGTTTAGTGTTTGATAACCCAGATTTTATTCCAACTACTGGTACTACTATCGACGGTTCTACAACTACAACAACGAAAGCATTATACATCCAAGACAAAATTGCAGAAGCATTGAACACAACAAGAACAGAGAATATGGGTGTGTTCGATCCATCTACAGTCGACGGTACTGCGAATGCAAACGAATTGAGAACTTTAGAAGTTACAGCAGGACCTGTGGTATCAGCCTCAGTTGGTGAGATAGTTGAAGCGATCACTGTTACGGCAGTGTCGGCGTTTGCTCCTAACACTAGCAACCAATTGGCTACTGACAACGCATTAACTTACTCAGCAGAGTAATCTAATTACCAATAAAAACACTAGCGTTCTTTTGACGCATCTGCTATAGTAAATACACTTTATAAATGTTTATAGCAATACTCACACTCCTATCGGCTCTATCCATTTCAGGTGTAGCGATATTCTATTCTGTAATTGGACTAGCCACAATATTCCCTGGAGCATTCTGGCCAGTGGTTATAATGGGATCAGTATTGGAAGTGGGTAAATTGGTCACGGCATCATGGCTGTACAGAAACTGGCGACACACCCGCTGGCTGTTGAAGACATACCTGACCATTGCGGTCATTGTGTTGATCTGTATAACGTCAATGGGTATCTTTGGTTTCCTATCCAAAGCACACCTAGAGCAGAACCTAGCGGAAGACACTGTCACACAACGGATCGACATAATCAACAACAAGATACTGTCAGAAGAGACCTACATCAAGAGACAGAAAGACACTATCATAAGATTAGAGTCAACACTCAACAGGACCACAACGTCAAACACAGGTGCACTGGACATAGAGATACAGAGCCTCAAGGACGCTGAAGACAAATTCAAAACACTACTTGCGGTCGAGACCAACACTGTGAAGGATCTCAACGACCAACTCAAAACCACATTGAAAGACCTCAACGACAGATTGAGAACACTGGACAAGGATGTAAGCGATGTGCTCAACGCCAATAAACAGTTCTTCAATGAGGAGAGAGCGGCCGCTGAACTGAAAGCATCACAGAAGGAAGAGCGTGAACAGATCGCCAACAAGATAGCAGAAGCAGAGAAAACAATAGCGATCAAGATAGCAGAAGCACAGGCCAGGATACAGATCCTCAAGGATGACTACGCCAAAGACACAGACAAGATACAGGCAAGGATCGATGGTTTGAGAAAAAGCAACGTCTCAGACAACTCAGATGTCAGCAACGACATTGAAAAAGCAGAACAGAACATCATTGACGCACAGAACAGGATAGACGGATACATCGTGGAGAGGGAACCACTACAGAGTTCAATGTTGAAGTTGGAAGCGGAAGTTGGACCTGTGAAATACATAGCCGCACTGGCGGTTGATTTTGGAATAACAGATAAAGTAAACACTTCAGAAGCAGTGAGATGGGTGATACTGATCATCATTGTTGTGTTTGACCCACTGGCTGTACTACTATTGATTGCGGCAAACCAAAGTTTCCTAAGAAGATTCCCAGTCAAAGCACCAAAACCACAAGAAGTGATTGATCTGGAGAAACCAGATGAAGAAGATGTCACCCTTAAATGGAACGAGATGATTGATAAAGCCAAGGAACAAGCGGCCAAGGAAAATGCTGAGAAGCAAATGAAAGAGTGGCAGGACAAATTACAAGCATTTAACAAAAAAGTGCCACAACCAGAGGACAAGCCTGTGGAAATCGTGCAGGAGCAGGACGACAGCACAGTTCCATATGTAGAACTAAAAGGCCAAAAAAAAACTGAAGACGAAGAAATAGCAGTAGATAATATGAAAGATGGATTCGATCCAGACGAGGTGATGTTTGATCTTACAGAACCAGCGGTTGATAAACAAAAACAACTAGAAGAATTCAAGAAACGTGAGGAAGAAGAAAAAGCGGAACTAGAGCGTATAGCGGAAGAGGCCAGGAAAGAAGAAGTTACAACAACAGTTGAAGAAGCATTAAAAATGACAGAGGCAGAGAGTGTTGAAACTCCAATCCAAGAAGAAAGGATCAAACCAGATCTTACAGAAGTAATTGAGCCTGAAGTGAAGATAGAGGACAAAGCACCAAAGAAACCAGTGGTTGGAATGTTGGGCACAAGGACCGTAGAAGAAAGAACAGGAAAGGTGGTAGAGCCCCCAAAGCCGGAACTGCCGAATCCGGCGGACCTGACAAGTGATGAACGTAAGAAAATGCTTGACGCATTTCACAACATCAATGGCAAATTTGAAGATATCACCCTTGAAGAATTGAAAATGGAGAGAGACGAAAGCAATAGAGCACAATACCTAGCAGACGTAAGCCTAACACGAGAAGATGCGGAATCACAACCTGCCATCACAGAGTCACGTATGAATTTCTTCCAAGATATGATAGATGACATCCTGCGTGGAGATACTACTTTTGAAAATGTACCTGAAGAGAATAGGAAGATCATAGCACAACTTATGGATCCAGAAATGCCTAACCCACCAATTATAACAAAAGGATCTGCACTCATACCAGAAGGTGAAGAGGGAGTTGAAAAAACTACAGCAGAAGGTCTTAAAGAAAAGTTCATGGCACATCCTGAGTCGGAAGAACGACCGATGACAGATCAAGAACTAGATGATTTACTTCAAGGGTGGGAAGATGAAAACAAACCAGAACCCGGACAAAAAACAAGAATGATCATAAGGAATGGGCAACGAGTCTTTGTTCCTGTGGAAGATAAAAAAGAAGAATACATACAGAACGAAGAGCAGTCTGATCAAACACTATGGCAGAAAAGCAAAGAACTAGACATACCAGAACCTGAGAAGAATGAGATAATCTTACCAGATCTAGAAAACACCGTAGACGAAGTGCCTGAGATAGTAGAAAACATTTCAATGGAGCAAAACATTCCTAGTGAAAAATTCGCCAAGTACAAAAAAAGAATTACCAGCGAAGAAGATTATCACCAGAGAATTGAGGCCAGGATCAACGACCTGATAACTAAATTAGAAAGCAAAGAAATAAAACTTTCTGACTTGTCCGAGGAAGACAAAAATGTTATAATTGAAATATTAAACCAAGACGAATAGAAATGGCAAAAGGTGATAAGCACGTAGGTGCACAAGACGTACAAGGAAACAAAGAGCAAAAATCAGAAATTGCAGTCACAGGTGCAAAATTGGATCTAAGGAAAAAGAACGGAACCATAACATTAGTGACGCCTCCGAGTTTCTTTCAAAACCAAAACAGAAGTTTCTGTTTGATTAATCTTAGCAAAAAAGACAAAGATAATTTTGCTGACCAAATAAACAAATACTTTCCAAAGGACGACCTAACAATTTATCTGTGGGATGATAACAACTTTTCTGCACTGGATCCTTTTGGAGGCGATGATCCTGAATACGAGAGATATCTCGAGAACTGGAAACCAAACGCCAAGGGCAGAGACTACACTTGGTTGTTGAATGCCTGCAGGGCGGCAACCACTGTAATATTGAATATGGACTACAGTTCTAATCAAATGAAAGTATGGTCAGGTTACATTCTCACAATGGCCAAGACTTGGTTCCTAAACTCCAATGTAGATGATTCAGCATCGTTTGGTGTACTAAACAGAAACAAGATCAACGGAATGCACGAGTTGTTTCCAAAGATCCAAAAACTCAAAGATAATCAGTAATGTCCGAAGAGACATTGGTATGCTCGTTCTGTAGCAAGAGTCGTAAAGACGTCACCAAGATGATCGTTGGTGCAAAGAAAACATCAATTTGCAATGAGTGTGTTAAATTGTGTGTTGAGATCCTAGAAGAAGATGTGATCAAAGCACGTAAGGAGAAACTGTACGCAGGTGACAAAAACATACTCAATCCTGTGGCAATCAAAGAACACCTTGATCAATATGTGATAGGCCAAGATCAAGCAAAGACTATCCTTAGTGTTGCAGTGGCGAACCATTACAAACGAATTGTTCAGCCACCTATTGACTTCGAACTAGACAAGTCAAACGTGATGGTGCTTGGTGCCACTGGTGCAGGTAAAACACTAATGGCGAGGACAATCGCGAAATACTTGGACGTTCCATTTGCGATAGCAGACGCAACCACATTGACAGAATCAGGATATGTTGGTGAGGATGTTGAGAACGTGGTGCAGAAACTGTATGCCAATGCAGAAGGTGACATTGAGAAAACTGAAAAAGGAATAATATTCATAGACGAGATTGACAAGATCTGCCGTAAAGGAGAGAACACATCTCTCACCAGAGACGTGTCGGGCGAGGGTGTGCAACAAGGGTTACTGAAGATAGTAGAGGGCACGGAGTGTAGGGTGCCTCCACATGGCGGACGAAAGCATCCAGATCAGCAGACTGTGACAATAGACACAAAGAACATATTGTTTATAGTTGGAGGTGCGTTCACAGAATTAGAGAAACAAATAAGATCAAAGAAATCTGGAGGGATAGGCTTTGGCACACAACTGAGAGAACAGGATGAGAAGAATTATCTCAGTGAAGTAAAACCAGAAGATCTAATCAAATATGGACTTATACCAGAATTTGTTGGAAGGTTCTCAATGATCACAAACATAGATCCTTTGAATGAAGCACAGTTGATCAGAATATTGACAGAACCTCGTAACGCCATATTGAAACAGGTACACTACCTGTTTGGACTGGACAACATAGAAATTGAATTTACCAAAGAAGCCAAGCAGAGCATAGCCAAGAAAGCAAAAGCACTGGGCACCAACGCAAGGGGACTTAAAAACGTAGTAGATACTGTGGTTCTTCCCTATCAATTTGACGCTGAGGAGATGAGAAGCAAGGGAGTTGGCAAGATACAGATAACTAATGCGGTGGTTGACAATGAAGCAGACCCTGTGTTAGTATTTAAAAAAGATGGATCAACAAAGAAACAAATTTAAATCAAAATTTAGAAAAAACAATAGACCCTTAGGTTTCCAAGGTTATTATGTTGAAGTGCGTGAGGGTGAAGATGCCGTCAGAGCATACAGGAAGATCAAGAGATGGATCAAAGAGGACAAGTTCATTGATCAGATAAGAGCCAACAATACATACACAAAGCCATCCGCTATCAAAAGAGAAAAGCAGAAAGAACGTAGGAGAATCCTACGTAAATTGCAACGTGAACGAGATAGCAACATCTTTCTTGGCGTAAAACGAGGCAGATAATTTTACCAAAAAAGGTCGCAATTTGACATATAGTACATATATGTTATAATAAATACAGTTGAAGATTGCTATAGATAGGATCTTCACAACATTAACTCGCTTAACAATAGGAGGAAAGCAAATGACAAAACATCTATCTATTTTTAATAACCTAAGACCATACACAGTAGGATTTGACGACTGGTTCGATCACTTCGAAACAATGATGGACGACAGTTTCTTCAGAGGAACTAGCAACTTCCCACCATACAACATAGTGAAGACTGGTGACAACACCTACGATGTTGAACTTGCTCTTGCAGGTTTCAACAAAGACGACATCGAAGTAGAATATAAAGAGAATCTACTTACAGTCAAATCCAAGAAACAGGAAGAGACTAAAGACGAGGATGGTAATGTGATACAACACAGAGGCATTTCAAAGAGAATGTTTTCTAAATCATTTACCATTGCCAACGATGTAGAAGTCAAGGGTGCAGAACTCAAGGACGGCCTATTAAAAGTGTCAATGGAGAGAATAATCCCAGAACACAAGAAGGCTAAACTTATCGACATCAAGTAATGCAAACAAATGGATAGGGTGGTAAAACACCCTGTCCTAATTGACAACTATCACAGATGTGTTATAATAAGGTATGACAATGGCAGATATACAAACACTTACAAAAGAAAAAATTAAACTAGATGAACCTGGAATGTACGATGTGATATTCCTTAACGACAACATCACCACTATGGAGTTCGTTGTTAAAGTTCTAAAACAGATATTCAACAAGACTCCTGAGCAGGCACAGAACATCACTATGAGGATACACCAGGACGGACAGGGTATCGTGGGATCTTACACACACGAAGTTGCCGAGCAGAAGGGTATAGAAGCGACACTGGCCGCTAGGCAAGAGAACTTCCCACTCCAGATCAAAGTCAAGAAACAGTGATTGATTTTAGAGCATACGTTGAGAAAAATCAAAAAATAATACAATTCGTCAAAGACGTAACTCCTGGATACCTCGACAAATATGTTGGCACATTAGATTACGCCACTGCAAGGTTTAATACAATTTTAATTAAACTGTCACAAGATCCATTGATGGCTGATCAATGCAAAAAAGAAGTCGAGGATTGTTTCAACACCACACAAGACTTTTATGATTACACAGTTAGACTCTCAAATGCAACTTGGGTCTCAAGATGGTACTACAGATTTATACTACACATAAAAGGCACCTTGCACATTCCAAAGATCAAATTTCTTCTAGATAAAATCAATAATTAACCATATGACCATATGGGCAGAATTCACTCCGTTGAAAAAATGTGTCGTGGGCACTCTGCCTGATGCAGATCAAATACTACCTCACACCAACCTAACCAATAGGTACAAGAAATATTTTACAGAAATAATCAATACATCAAAGAAAGAACTGGACCAACTTGCAAAGACGTTGAATGATCTTGGAGTGCAAACATCGAGAAGCAAACAGCATTATCCAATACACAATGGCCACACAATCACAACACCACCGTTGGCGGTAAGGGATATTTTCTCAGTGTATGGTAATGGTTTATTCAAAGGTAACTTTGCTTGTGAATGGAACAAAGATGTACCGGACTCGTGCAACCACGTGCTTGAATCTATGAAGTTTGATAGTGTCACAAAACTACCCACCAATGATATTTTCTTTGATGGAGATTTCACTACCTTTGATCCTGACAAGGATTTGAATCGTCCGTTGTTCCATCCACCTATGTCCTTGCGTATTGGTAACGATATTGTTATTGCAAAAAGATATGGGAGAGAGGGCAACGATCTAGGCAAAGATGCCTACATAGATTGGTTGAGATCTATCAACCCTTCTGTGAGGATACACACGATAGACACAGAGAGTCATATCGATTCACAAATATTTTTAGTGCGTCCTGGCTTACTGATAACTTGTTTACAAGATAACAAACTGCCCGAATATTTTGATAAATGGGAAAAGGTAAAAGTAAAAGCGGTGACATCGCAGGCACTCCATAAGAAAAATCGCTACAGGCACAAAAAGTTCCATCCGGTCATTGCCCAGTCATTTTACAATTTTTTAGAAACTTGCACAGAAGAGACATACTTCGACATCAACAGTCTAAGTGTGAATGAAAACACTGTACTATTCACAGGACGCCATACGGAACTTTTTAGAAAACTCGAAAGGAGAAATGTCAACTGTGTAGCAATAAGTATGAAAGCAACCACATTCTGGGACACGGGAGTTCATTGTGCAACTAACGAACTGGAAAGGGAAGGAACTTTAGAAGATTATGCTTAATTGGTTATTTTGGGCGATACCCAGACAATACATTAGGCCCTACATATTCGCCTTATGGTTGGTGATGTTCTTCCTGCCTGCGTACATTATGGGATTGCAATTAACAAAGTTAGGATTTATAATAAACTGGATCTGGTTCGACGTAGTGTTCTATGGTTGGGTCAGGGCCAAACAAATGTTAGGAGACGATGAATGAAAGCAATAGTATGGAGTAAACCTGCGTGTGTTTACTGCGAGAAATCAAAAGCCTTGCTGAAAGCAAAAGGTATAGAATATGAAGAGAAGAACATAGCAGAAGGACACAAGATACAGGACCTTTTGGAACTTGTACCAAACGCAAGGACGATGCCACAGATATGGTTAGATGAGGAACACATAGGTGGTTTCTTTGAGTTGGAGAAGAAACTCAAGTAAGTTGACAACTACCAGATTGTAGTTTAAAATTACTATAAACAAGGAGATTTATGATCAAGGAAGCATTGATTAAGAAACTGGAAGGCGAGATAGAGGTAGCAAAAACAGACCTTAGAACTTTCCTAGCAAATCCGATCGGCGTGGCAGAACACATCGATTACGTGATTACTGCTGAGAAAAAGTTAGAAGCACTCGCTCACGCAGAAGATAAACTTGAATCGCTGAACAAGTTATAATGACATACACTGTCAATGACAAGTGTATTATGTGTAAGCACACTGACTGTGTGGAGGTGTGTCCTGTTGACTGTTTCTACGAAGGCGAAAATATGCTTGTCATCAACCCAGATGAATGTATAGACTGTGGCGTGTGTGAACCGGAGTGTCCTGAGGATGCAATATTGCCAGACACAGACGACAACGGCAGAGGGTGGGTGGACTTCAATAGGAAATGGTCGACTTCGGGTTGGCCTGTACTGACCAGTAAGAAAGATTCTTTAGATCCTGATGGAAAGCACAAGAACGAAGATAACAAACTAGAAAAATATTTTAAAGATAAATGATGAAGAAAAAGAAAAAATCGAAATGGCAAGCCAGGCGTGAGCAGGAGGCCAGCCAGAATTCACAGTTCGATCCAAAGATACACGATCTTGGACGGGCGGGATTTGGATTCCAAATGAAAAAAGACTATAAAAGTAAACCTGAAGAACTGTCAGGCAAGAACCTACCATTCTCAAAAGACAAATGATACTAGATAAAATTAAAGAGATGGGCGAAAACCTCAAGATGTTGGAAGGCCACGACAGGTTGCATTACCTCATTGACAAGGCCAAAGAAATAGAGCCACTTCCTGAAGCCGCCAAGATAGAAGACAACAGGATACGTGGTTGTGCCTCTAAACTTTGGATCATAGGCGGCACGACTGAAAACGGCACAATGCAATACAGAGTCGATGGAGATGCACACATCAGTAAGGGCACTGCGAAGGTTGTGACAGATCTGGTCAATGGCGAACACAGGAGTGCTGTGGCAAACCTCACAGTAGAGGATTTTACACCATTGGGCATAAAAGAATTATTAACAATGCAGAGACAGAATGGACTGGGTGAGTTGATTGATAGGATAATAAGGATCGCCCATAGAGATGAAAATTGATATAGAAGTAAATGCAACTCATTGTAATACCTGGCCCACTCTGGTATTGGAAATCAACAATAACAAAATATTTTCTGATCTAGTCAAAGATAGGCAGAAAATCAGTTTAGAATACACGGATCTCAAACAACAAGGAAACAAATTCGTAATCGGAATGATTAGAAAAAGTTTTGGCCTCGCTGATATATGGGATACCGTTTACAAAAACAACATCGTAGTACAAGACAAGAAGATAGAAATCCTAAGTTTAAAATTAGATGATGTTGAATGCAAAGATTTATTAGGGAGCCGTTTCTACGTTCAACGGACAGGTAAGCAACCAAGTTATTTTCCGGACGTTGTGGAGTCAACTGGCGTGATGAACTACAATGGATATTTTACTTTTGACTTCGATCTGCCTTTGTACAATTCTATAATCAACAAGAAATACAAACAACAAGAAAACAAGGATCTCAGTTACTTCAGTAATTACACCAAGGTGTTTCATTACGACGACGAAATAAAAGTAATAAACGAAATCAACAGTATATTGAAAGAAGTGGATGAAAAATTTAGTCATAAGCGTTCCAAGATTAGAAATTCATAGACCGCCTATCAGTACAGCGATAGTTGCCGAAGTGATAAGGACCACTGGTGCTCCAGTACAGGCACTTGACTTGAATTGTGAATTCTATCATTTTTTGCCTGACAGGCAGGCATACTACAGTTGGGATGAAATTTGGGACCAAGTACGGAACCCAACCTTTACGGAACTAAAAAACTTATTTAGATTCATCAAGCAGAGCCTTGAAAAAATGAAATCTTATGATAGATATTGGATCAGTGTTTTTGGTTCGTCGGGGCATATCTTTTCAAAACTGCTCTGCAAGTTTATTCGGAAACATCTGCCAAATAAGATAGTGATACTAGGAGGACAGGGAGCCGCCGCGAAGGATCTACATTCAAAGGACGTGGGATTTGGTAATGTCCTCAGGAAGCAAGGACTATGTGATATGTATCTCACAGGCGAGGGAGAAGAAGTCATTAAACAAGTGCTGGCAGGAAACACTGACGGTCCAGGCATAAACAATGAGGATCCTGTGCAGATCGACGACATAAATGATCTTCCATTCCCGAACTACAGTTTCTACGATCTAGATCGCTATGACTACCTTGACAAGAAAGAAGTGTTCATAGTCGGTAGCAGAGGATGTGTGAGACGATGCACGTACTGTGACGTCGCCAAGTATTGGCCCAAGTTCAGATACAGGTCCGGTGAGAACATAGCATCTGAGATGATCAATCATTACGAGAAACACGGAGTCACAAAGTTCTACTTCACTGACAGTCTGATCAATGGCAGTATGAAAGCGTTCAATGATATGTGTGATAGGCTTGCCAAATACAACACAGACCACAAGGCAGGCTTCACGTGGAAGGGACAGTTCATATTCAGACCCAAAAATCAACTGCCCCAGGATCACTTCGCCACCGTGGCCGCGGCGGGTGGTAAGGAGTTCTACGTAGGTGTTGAAACGGGCAGTGATAAAATCAGATGGGAGATGGACAAGAAGTTTACCAACGAAGACATAGACTTCCAACTAGAGGAGTTCAGCAAGTACAATATAAATGTGATATTCCTTATGTTGATTGGTTACGTTACCGAAACACTAGATGATCACAAGGACACTCTCAAGATGTTCAAGCGTTGGCAGAAGTATGTGGCCACAGGCACGATCAAAGGCATCGATCTTGCCACTGGATTGCTGTTCCTGTCTGACACGCCTTTGCAACGTCAGATAGATCAACACGGAGTCTATTTCTTGAATGCCGAAGGAAACGAACCAGGAAAGCCTTACACAGGATTGTGGCAGGCCAAGACCAATCCTGATCTAGATGTACCAGAGAGGATACGTAGGAGGATGGAGACGCACATGGAGGCCATCAAGTACAACTGGCCCATATGGAGAGGCGAGCAAAGGCTCAATCACATCAAGCATATGACACAGAAGTATTTGGATTACCTTAAAGGACAATCTGACAATTTGGTAAAAATAAAGATAGGCAACCTGAACTTCTTTGAATAGTTGACCGACAATGTTAGTCGTGTTATAATAGTGACATGATTGATATGCCACCTGGATGGACTCCACAACAAAATCCTTCTGTCGATCCCCAACTGAAAACTGACCTTAGCGATATACAAGAACATCCACCAACTCAGCAGGAATACATCTCTAAAATTGTAGAAAAATTGAAAACCTGCTACGATCCTGAAATCAGTGTTGACATATACAATCTTGGTCTAGTTTACGACATCAAGGTGACAGAGGACGGTTGGGTACACGTGTTGATGAGTCTCACGAGTGCTTTCTGTCCTGCCGCTGATATGATACCAAGGGACGTGCAACAGGCCATTGAAAGCATTCCAAATCTAAAATGTAAAGTAAAGATCACAATGCAACCACAGTGGGGTCGTGACATGATCAATCCAGAAGTAAGAGGTCTGATGGGACTATGATCAGACTGATACTTGTACTTGCATTTTTCTTTACACACGCTAACGCAAAGGTTGATGATTGCGAATGGGATAATGAAACCCCTTGCGTGGTGATAAGCAAGGGCATAAACAATTCAAACGCAATCGGTAACAAGGTATCACCAACACACACCATAACAAAATCAGAGATTATAAAGTATAGACTAATTGACCTGCCCAGGGCACTGAACTACATTCAAGGACTGGCAGTGACACAGTCAGGGCCGACAGGACAACAGGCATCACTGTTCCTGAGGGGTACCAATTCTAATCAAACATTAGTGTTATTGAATGGCATACCAATCAATGACTTCTCAACACCCACAGGTGCACACGACTTTGGCCAGGACTTTATGTTCAATGTTGTGCAGATAGATGTGTACAAAGGATCACAGGGTGCTCATTGGGGAGCGGACGCTGTTGGTGGTGCTATCAATTTCAGGACAACTGTGGATTATGATCAGAGATTAAGTTTATCTGGAAATGGCAATGATAAAACTATCAGTGGTAACTTCTACACTAAATTAAACGACTTCGACATATCTGTTTCGGCAGGTGAACATCAATCAAGAAACGTTTCTGCTCTATCAGGTGCTGATGAGAAGGATGGCACAAAGAATCAAACCATAGGGGTTAACGTAAGCAAATGGTATGATCTCATACACTGGCGAACAACTTGGTTCGCAAGGAACACTTTCTCTGACATAGATGGTCATAGTGTTGCTCTGCAAGATGGATATTTTGCTGACAACACTTTCTTTGCGTTACAGACTGGCATTGATTATTTGAACAACAGTCTTACTTTCCACACACACGAATATGATAGAGATTACTACAGAGCAGATTACGAAAGTGAAAACTACACAATCAGAGGAACACATCAAACAGAAAAGTATGGTTTTGGTTTTGATTACAAACACAACGAAGCAATAGGCAAATACACAAACATTCATCAACGTCATAATCTAGGGTACTTCTTTAACTTCTCACATAATATATTCTCATATCATCACAGGTTTGATGAGGAACACGAAACATACAAGTTGGGTTTCTTCAAAGAGATAGGAGATGGTTTAAGTCTAAGTGGTAGCACATCAACAAGTTACAGAGATGAAACATCATACACCAGCATAGAGTATGGTGATTCACAAGAACTGACATTGACTAAAAATAATTTCGCAACTACTATATTCAAGAATGATATTGGTAATCTCAATTCTGACGGTATAGAATTCAGTTACAAGCAAGAAAACTCCAAATTCTTCATCAGTCATTTGAACAGCAAGACAAATGACAGTGTCAATTTGAGGAGACCAAACTGGAGTCTTGGATTTATGCACACGCAGGATCTATCAAACAACTTCACTCTAACAACAAACTACAAATACAAAGGCAAACACTTAGATGTACACAATGTCACATATGAAAGTGGAATATCGATGCCAGAGACACACCTATTGGATCTAAATCTCGGATACAACTACCATGGCATAGAGTTTGGTGTGAGCCTGTTAAATTTGCTTGATGAGGACTACGAAGCACCGCACGGTTTCAGCCAAGAGGGAAGGAAATTTACAATGGGATTCAAAAGGAGTTTCTAATGGAAGTACAACTAATAGACAAGATGGGTACAGACTTATCCGTTGTCAATGCGGCAAGGGTAAGTTACGCAAAAACAAAAGACGTGTTCGATGACAAGGACGAGAAGTTGATCAAGTATCTCGCAGAACACGAGCACTGGTCTCCATTCGCACACGCATCATTACAGTTCAGGATCAAGGCACCTGTGTTTGTAGCAAGGCAACTGGTCAAACACCAAGTGGGCCTTGTGTGGAACGAAGTATCGAGACGATATGTTGATGACAAGCCAGAGTTCTTCACACCTTCTTCGTGGAGGGGCAGACCCAAGAACAGCAAACAGGGTTCTGATGGAGAAGTACACACGGACGAGGAATACTATCAGAGATACATCAACGGCTGTAAGGTATACTATCATCTCTTATTGAACGAAGGTGTCGCACCAGAACAGGCACGTATGGTGCTACCACAGTCGATGATGACTGAATGGTACTGGTCTGGCACACTTTACGCATTCGCCAGGGTGTGTAACCTGAGGTGCAAACCAGACACGCAACGAGAAACACAGGAGGTGGCCAACGAGATAGACAGACTGACCAATGAGGCGTTTCCGCACAGTTGGAAACATTTAAGAAAACTTTAATTGATTTGTAACAAAACTTTAACATAGCATATATTAAATAGGAACGAAGATGGAACAAACTTTCTCATTATGGATGGTACTGGGTTTCTTGTTTGCCGCATACTCTGTTGTGGCCAATGACAGTGTGCAGACACTGGGTACCTGGATGGCATCAAATCAAAACAAATTCAAATGGTACTACTTGTGGGCGGCGGCCACTGTGGTGCTTTGGTTCACCATATGGTGGGGTTGGTCAAAGAACGGTGGCGACATATCCTACGGTAGGTTGAACAAGATACCGTTCCAAGAGATACAATGGTATCACGCAACCGCACCTTTGATACTTTTATTACTGACACGTGTTGGTATTCCTGTATCCACAAGTTTCCTTGTGCTGTCTGCTTTCGCCAGCACATTCGTTCTAGAGAAGATGTTGGTGAAATCAATCATAGGCTATGCACTTGCGGCCGTTGTGGCGTATGCGGCATGGCAGATAATTGAGAGGATCATAGACGAGAAGAAAAACCAAATTTCGGACAAGAACAAGACACGTTGGCGTATCGCCCAATGGTGTAGCACCGCGTTCCTATGGTACACTTGGCTGAGCCATGACATGGCCAACATCGCTGTGTTCCTGCCAAGAGCAGTGCCAGTTGAATGGATGGTAACGATATCAATTGTGTTCGCGGCCTTCCTTGGATACACATTCTGGGAGAAGGGTGGTAAGATACAAAAGATAGTGGTTGAGAAAACAGGCACGAGATTTGTTAGATCTGCCACACTGATCGATTTGGTCTATGCTTTCATACTATTGTTCTTCAAACAGTACAACGACATACCAATGAGCACAACTTGGGTGTTCGTGGGATTGTTATGTGGTAGAGAACTTGCTATATCAACACTGATGAAGGACTACAAGTTCAAGTACGTCTTTCCGATAGTGGCCAAAGACTTTGCCAAGATGATGCTGGGTTTGTTAGTGTCAGTTGGTATTGTGCTTACCATACACTACGTGATAGTTCCAAACGGACTATAATCAGATATAGACATAGCCAAAATTTCCAAGTATAATATATCGTATGAAACTGGGAATTGTGGGACATGGATTTGTAGGCACCGCGGTGGATCATGGATTCACGAAGGACGTGCAGAAGTTCATAGTAGATCCCAAACACAACAGCACCAACACCATAGAGGACCTGATTGCATTCAAGCCTGATGCAACATTCGTGTCCGTGCCAACTCCGATGTTGGAGACCGGAGAGTGCAACACTGCCATACTGGAGGACGTGATGCAACAGTTGAACAAGTGCAAAGGACTTCTAGTGATTGTAAAATCAACAGTGCCAGCATACAAGTTGGAACAGTTGAAGGAACAGTGTGTTGACCTGAGGATCGTTTATAATCCAGAATTCCTAACAGAGAAGAACTACATAGAAGACTTCCGCAATCCACCAATGCACGTGTTCGGCGGTGTCAACGCGGACACAGACGCAGTTGAGAAACTGTACAAAGAGCACAGCGAGTGTGCGGAGTGTCCTGTGTACAAGACTGATCTAGTGACAGCATCAATGGTCAAATACTGCATCAACAGTTTCCTGGCCACAAAGGTCACATTCATGAATGAGATGTATGATGTGCTGAAGGCCGCGAGGGGCACCGACTGGAAGACCTTCATGAAGATCATCTCAACAGACAAACGTATTGGAAGCACACACTTGAAGGTTCCTGGCAACGACGGACAGAGAGGCTACGCTGGTTCCTGTTTCCCAAAAGACACCAGTGCATTGGCCTGGTATGCCAAAGAAATACTCAATACACCTTTCACACAATTAGAAACCAGTATAGCAATCAACGAAAAACTACGTAAAACCAATCAGTCATAACGGGTAAATACGCATATGAAACCGTGGTTTGCCAAAGAAGCAGATATTATTAAGTTCCCAGAACCCAAAGCGAAGGTGATAGAACTGCCAAACGTGCAGTCGTATCCTGACTTCCTAACAGGGGTCAAGGACCTACACAACCGTAAGGAAAAGGGCGAGATATCCCAGGCGTCACACGACAAACTATACCAGGATCTCATACACAGATTTATGAGAAAAGAAGACTTTTCTAAACCTTGGTTTGAAAAAGAACTTGAAGAAGATGCAATGACGGCAAGAGACTATGCTCCGCTCATAAACACACTTTCAAGTCAAGGACTAAACGTCAATCCAAGACCTAAACCGTCGAGATTGAAGAAGATTGTACACGCAAGGATCACCAATCCTGTTGATAAGATTACAGATGTGCTACAGCAACTTGGAGCAAAATTCAAAGTCATCCCAGGACCAAATGAACTGAGTGGTAAATTCTCTCAGGTGATAGCACAGTTTCCTAAACAACTTGCAAAGCAATTTCCCGACCTTGCAGGTAAAACATTCAACATAGCAAGTGCCGTTAAAAAAGGATCAAGCGTTGGAATAAAAGTTTTTACACCAACAAACTTAGGTCTAGCAAACAAAACAATGAGTAGAACAGATTTATACAACACATTGAAATCTACAATTCCTGGAAAAGTCAATGATGAAATAACTGAAGAATTACTATTACAGTTATTAGATGTAGCAGTAAAGAAAAAGAAAGCAGTTGATCCTGATATCATAGAACAATTCAACGCAGACGATCTAAGACAGTTGGGAGTTGATTTTGGTGAGATACTGGGACCTTTGATGTCAGGCGAAGACGCAATAAAATTTCCTGCTGGTAATAGTATGCTGGCAGACGTTGAAATAAACGGCAAACCAATCAGCGTCAAGAGTGCGTCAGGCAGTGGTACCAGTTTCAAAGCAATTTTGCCATACCTTGACAAACTGAAAAATAACAAAGCAGTCAAACTAAACAAGGAAGAAACAAAGGTTAACAATTTCTTTAGAGCCTTTGTTGACACCCAAGGAAACAATATGGACAAGATAGTGGCCGGTAGTAAGGTTGCAAACACTCCCGAACACCAAGCAATGGCCAAATTAGTTGGCAATAAAAATTTCACTGTGGCGGATCTTGAAAATTATGCTAGTAAGTTTGGCAAAAGAGAATATGGTAAGTTCCTAAATTCAATATATCCAGTATCAATAGCAGGCGGTTACAAGATAGCAGATAAGGATCGTCCAAATGGATTACCACAAGATGCCGCGTACTATATGCACAAAAGTGATAAGAAACCTCAGGCCAAACAGGCAGGGAAACCATCCTGGGACGCACAGGGTTCAGCAGTGGCCGGAAGGAACATAATGGTTTATATACTAGGTGCAAGTTTCTTGAAGGACGCTAAAAGAGTAGAGAAGAAAGAGAAGTTCAGCAATTTCCTTAGTAAAGTAATGCAGGGTGCAAATGCAGAAATAATGTGGGTAAACATAAATTCTAACGGCACGTTAAGCCTACAAAGAAAACCTATCAAGGACGTGCAGGCGGATTTCCAATACCACGCTCCATCACATATTCCTGGAAACAATCTACCAGGATTCAGTCTAAAACTGTAATTGACAAAATAACCAAAATCTGTTATACTGGAGTATGACTTTGATTAATGGTGACTGCACACTTGTTGCAGATCAGATAGCAGACAACTCCGTGGACTTACTACTCACAGATCCACCATACAACATATCAGATGATGGTGCAAAGCCAGAATGGCGAGATCCAGAAACCGGAGAGAACAAGAACACAATACACAGTCAACGATTTGATGAGAATTTTGATAGTAACTGGGACAGCGTCACACACGAAGAGTTCCTACAGCAGATGCAGAGTTGGAGTGAGATGTGGTATCGGAAACTGCGTAAGGGTGGTGCTTTCGCTGTGTTCATATCTGATCAGTACATCAGTTATCTATGGAAAATTATGAAGGACACAGGATTCGAACCCAAACGTATATTCACCTGGAAGAAGCCGGCCGCTGTGCCGTTTAACAGGAAAGTCAATCCTGTAAGTGGTTGCGAGTACGTGCTGTGGGGCATAAAGCCAGGTGGCACTAGAACTTTCAATGCAAGTGCGGTCGAAGGCACGATGGTTGAAAGGTATGCACGTGCTGACAAGATATCCAGCATCGTTTACAGGATGATCAAGGACAACACAGACAAGAGCATAGAAACTGTGTTCGCAGATGCACTCAAAGAATCCAAGAAGATGTTACAGAATCAAAAGAGGGATGATGATGTAGTACACTGTGTGATACCCAACACAATCACTTATTCAGGAGGGTTGGGCAAGGACAAGATACATCCAACACAGAAGCCGGTAGAGATACTAAGGTACTTCATAGAACTGTGCACCAAACCTGGAGATATGGTGTTGGACACGTTCGCGGGATCAGGAAGCACGGGTATGGCCTGCAAGGAAGCAGGCAGGAAGTACACACTGATAGAGCGTGATGCCAAGATGTTCACGCTGATGAAGAAGAAGTTCGACGGCGACTTATTCGAATGATTCACTACGCACAATAAACAGATCACACCCTTATAAGTATTTGTATGCACATCGACGCACAGGGCAAGATTCTAGTGGCACCCCCAGGTATGCCTGATCCAAGGTTCGCCAAGACTGTGGTGTTCATATGGAAGCACGACGTGTCTGGTGCGGCAGGGGTCGTTGTCAACAAGCGATGCCAAAGGCCCACATTCGAACACGTGTGCCAAGAGGGCAGGATTCCATTGAAGAAGGGCGTCAATCCACCGGTGTACTGGGGTGGACCAATACTGAACAACGTGGTTGGGGTACTACATAGCACTGAATACAGACTGCCCAGCACTAACACGCTGATAGAGGGTACTGTGGGATTCACGCTTGACAGCAAGATACTGAATGATGTGGCACAGGGCAAAGGTCCACTCAATAGAATGATCACGCTAGGGATGGCCAACTGGAACGCTTCACAGTTGGAGGAAGAGATCGAACACCCACACGCACCACAGATGAGTTGGTTGATGTTGGACTACGACGAGAAATTAGTGTTTGGACAATTAGAGGATACAAAACCTGACGACATCTGGGAGGATTGTGTCAGCAGGGCGGTGAAAAATAAAACAGCAGAAATCACATCTAAAATTTTTAAGGACTAGGTGTTTATTTTAAGTCCTTTGAAATAGTAGCACATATCCGGTATTTGGTAATTTCGATAAATACCCATATACGTATGTTTAGAAAATTAATTTTCATAATGATCCTGGGTGTGACCGCACAGGCCTCAGAATTGACGCACGAGTTCAAAAACCCGTCATTCTCTGGCAATGGCTACAGCACCCACGTTCTTTCAATCGAGCAACTGCGATACAGCAGGAAGAACGATGTGAGGGATGAGCAGAGAAGGCTGGAATCACAGGCCAAGAGGGACGAAGAGAACACCACAATCAACAAATTCATCAAGAACGTGGAGTCAAGGATCTACGCAAACCTATCAAAACAACTTGTTGACAATATGTTCGGAGAGAGTTGCTCAGGCGAGTGTCCCACAAGCGGTACTGCTGAAGTGGAAGGCGACACGATCTACTGGGTAAAAGACACAACAACAGAAACGATTACACTGACAGTTACGGGACAGGATGGAACTGTGACAACAATGACTATACCAATGGGAGATTTCAATTTCTAATGATTAAACTTCTTGCCATAATTGCCCTAGTGTGTGGACTTGGTGGATGTGCGAAACATCACAACAAGGTGGAGATAGGACAGCAACCGTTCATAGAAGGCACTAGTACGAGGCATATGTTAGAAGCGATTCCGGCATTGGCCGACCAACCCAAGATCACTATAGCGGTGTACAATTTCCCTGATCTCACAGGACAGCGTAAACCCAGCACCAAGTTCTCACAACTGTCTATGGCAGTGTCACAGGGTGCTGATACCTGGGTGATAGCGGCCCTTAAAGCGGTGGGCAAGGGCACTTGGTTCAAAGTGGTGGAGAGAAAAGGGTTAGACAGTTTAATAAAAGAGAGACAATTGATAAGAAGCACCAGAGAGATGTATGACGGCAAACAGGAGGTGGGCAACGTGATCAAACCACTCGTGTTCGCTGGATTGCTGATCGAGGGCGGCATAGTTGGATATGATGCCAACGTGGCCTCAGGTGGAGATGGTGCTAGATATTTCGGAATTGGCGTAAACGAAGAATACAGGATTGACCAGGTTACTGTAAGTATGCGCCTAGTTGCTGTACAAACGGGAGAAGTCCTGCTTACAGCAGAAGCAACAAAAACGATTGCCAGCCACAAGACTGGCGCTGATGTGTTCAGATTTTTGGATATGAGCACCATGGCGTTTGAAGTGGAATCTGGTGTGGCGTCGAATGAACCAGTTAATTACGCAGTTAGGACAGCAATAGAGTTTTGTTTGCTAGAAATCTTAAAACTGGGTGATAAAGATGGCCTCTGGAAGATTAAATACTACTAATAAGGAAACGAGGAATGAAGCGACTATTAACAACATTACTATTATCAGCAGGTTTAGCCTTTGCGGCTCAAGCCAATGATATCTATGTTACACAGTCAGGAGCCGACCTTGATTTGGACATCACACAGGATGGACAAAACAACCAGGTAGGTAACTCCACTACTGCGTCATCTGTTATCGGTGCTAGTGCAACGATCGACATTGACCAAGTGGGTAACTCCAACGTGTTGAAGTTTGATGTTAACGGAGCAAACTACACTGGAACGTTCAACGTGACGGGTAACTCCAACGACATTGACATCCTTTGTGACAGCACAGGAAACAACAGTTCTTGTGGAACTGTAACTGCGTCGATCACAATGGTTGGTAACTCAAATGACATAGATCTAGACATTGGTGAGACGTCAGATGCGTCTAACACCACTGCAACTATTACGTCAGCGGGATCAGAAGATTCCAACGTGATAGCGGCAACGATAGATGGTAAAAGTGCTATCTTGACAATCACAGTTGATGGTGACACCAACAACTGGTTGCTTGACATAGACGGCGACGGAGATATCAACGGACACACTTATATACACACTCACACAGGTGGTATAGCAGACGTGGACGTGGTACAATCTGGAGTCTATGACAACATGGTGACTTTAACCACATCAGGTGATAATCACGACATCGACATCAGCCAAACTGACTAATGAAACTCTTAATAATACTGTTGTGCAGTCTAATATGGACTGCACAGGGGTACGCCAGCATCGGAAATGTAATCCTACACGAGGGCAATGGCGAGATTGAGAGGACCACGGGTGAATCACAAATAACTGTAAAAGATCTTGACGTGTTCAGTTATGACGTCGTCAAGACCGGCAACGGAAAAACAGGCATAGAATTCGTAGACGAAACAAGAGTTGATGTCACACAACACAGCAAACTGATAATCGACGAGTTCGTTTATGATCCCAACACCAAGACAGGTGCGTTGAGTCTTAAGGCATCACTGGGCACAGTGAGATACGCATCTGGACAGATAGCAAAGAATTCAAAACAGAATGTAAAGATATCAACACCAACTGCCACGATCGCTGTCAGGGGTACGGACTTCGCGATGACCATAGACGAACTGGGTAGCAGTACGATCATCCTACTGCCTAGTTGCAACACACTGGGCAAATGCTACGTGGGAGAGATCGCCGTTGAATCAGATGCGGGACAGGTGATAATGAACCAGGCATTCCAGGCCACGGTGGTTGAGACTGTCGCCAGTCCGCCGATGCCACCAGTGACATTATCGCTTGACGAAAGTTTAATCAGCAACTTGCTGATAATC